TGGCTGGAAAAATGTTGGAGGAAAGTGGTATTATTTCCAAGAACAAGGTGCTATGAAGACTGGTTGGTTAAAAGACAAAGAGAAGTGGTACTATCTAGACCCAGCTAATGGTGATATGCAAACAAACACCTTTGTGAAGGGTAGAGATGGTTGGTATTTTGTGGATAATGATGGTGTGATGAACACTAATGGAACATTCACAACGGACAAAGATGGTATTATTAAAATCCAAAAAGGAGAAACTAAATGACAAAAGTTAAAGTTGGTTTAGGTTGCTTAATGGAGCTACTTAAAAAAGACCCAATCGTTAAGATTGTTGGTGAGCTACCTCCTAAAGAAACAGCTGAACTAAACTATATCTACCTTGTGCCTAAAGACAATGCAGGTCAAGACAAACGTGCTTATGTACTACGTCCTGACAGAAGTGGCTATGATGCCATTGACTTGTCTCCACAAGTAATTGATGTAGTAGGTGAAGGTCTAATCACTGTGAAGAAAGAAGTGCATAATGAGAATGGTGATGTAACGTTCACTGTGACTACTTCTCCTTCATTCCAAGCAGTATTAGATTCATTGACAGCTAAAGACAAAGAGTTGGATACTAAAGTATCTGCTTTGGAAGCTAAAGATGCTGTGCATGATGCTAAACTTTCAGCTATTGAAGCTAAAGACTCTGAGCAAGACACTAAGTTAGAAGCTTTGAAAGCTCATGATGACCAAGTAGATGATGCTCTAGAAGCTGTAGGTAAGGCTGTTGAGAAAACAGTAGACCTTATTGATGCTAAAGTTCTTGAGCTTAAGAAAGAGAATGAACGTCAAGATGGTGCTCTTGATGACTTAGGAGAGTCTGTTAAAGACTTAAATGAGTCTGTGCAACACCTAGATGAAGAGCATGGTAAGGCTATTGCAGACTTACAAAAAGATTCTCAAGGCTTGAAAGAGTTGACTAGTGAGCTAGATAACTCAATTAATGAAATTAATGACCAACTTAAACTCCTAGATGGTGGACTTGAGGAAGAAGTCAAAGCAGTACACACAGAGGTAGAAGACATTACTAATGCTGTGACTGAGCTTGAGAATAGAACTGACAAATTGGCTAAAGATGCTGAGGGTAAATCTAAAGCACAAGCTGAGAAAGATGGTTCACAAGATACTGAGATTGAAGCCCTTAAGAAGAAAGATGCAGAAGTAGAAACTGCTCTTGAAACATTGGGTGAAACTCTTGGTAAAACAGTTGACTTGATTGACCACAAAGCACAAGGACTTGATACAAGAGTTAAGGCTTTGGAATCTAAGGAAGATTCAGACAAACAGACATTGGCTATTGCTGGTAACAAACTTTCTATCTCTAATGGTAATGAAGTTGACCTACCACAATATGATGACTCTTCTGTGAAAGAGAGTATTAAACAAGCTAATGACTATACTGAGTCTGTGAAGAACTTCTTAGAAGGTAAGAATGATGCTCTTACCACTCGTGTGAATGTTCTTGAAGAAGCTAAACCAGTAGTTGAGAATAAACTTACTGAAATCGAAGCTAAGAATACAGCACAAGATGAGAAGATTACAGCCCTTGAAAATAGAACAGATAACTTTATCAATAATGTTGCTGTGTCTAAGGCTGATGGTAAGGTAAAACTTACTTACTCTCGTGTGGACGGTTCTTCTAGTGAAGTAGAGTTTGAGGATAGTGATACTGTTACCCTTGCCTATGATGATGAACCATTGAAGACTCGTATCAAAGCCTTGGAAGACAAGGAAGATAAAGATACTATCTACAATGACACAGAAGTTAAGCAAGGTATCAAAGCTAATGAAAATGCAATCCAAGGAGTTGAGAATGACTTAACTGCCCTTAGAACGCACACAGACGCTCGTCTTGAAGCTTTAGAGAACAAGGAAGACAAAGATACCATCTATGATGATAGTGCTGTCAGAGGGCAAATTACAGCCTTAGAGAGCAAGGTAGATGGTAACAAGACTACTCAAGATGGTAAGAACACTGAGCTTGAAAATAGAATCCAAGCCTTAGAAGTTAAACCAGATAAAGATACTGTATATGATGATACAGCTCTTGCTGGTAGAGTTACTGCTCTTGAGACTACTGTTCCTGCTAACAAAGAAGCACAAGATGCTAAAAATGCAGAGCTTGATGCTAAAGACAAAGAGATTGAAGGTAAGATTACTGCCTTGGAAAACAAGGTTGATAATGATAATCAAACTCTTAGTCTTGAAGACCATACATTGTCAATCAGTGGAGGTAATGCAGTTACCCTTCCTAAATATGATGACAGTGCTTTGAAAGCTAGTGTGGAAGAGCTTAAGGCTAAAGACACAGAATTGGCTAACAAAGACCAAGAGTTGACTAATGAAATCAACACACTCAAAGCTAAAACAGATAACTTTGTATCTGGTGTCTCTGTGAACAAAGAAGGTAAAAAAGTCAAATTGACTTATAGTTATGTTGATGGTTCTAACAAAGAGGTTGAGTTTGAAGATTCTGATACAGTAACTCTTGCTTATGACGACACTGCTGTGAAAGAACGTCTTACTGCTTTAGAAGCTAAAGAAGACAAAGACACAATCTACAATGATGCTGAGGTTAAAGCTCAGATTCAAGCTGTAGATACAAAAGCAGATAACAATAAACAAGCACAAGATACTAAGAATACTGAGTTGGAAAACCGTATTGGTGCTCTTGAATCTAAAGAAGATAAAGACACTATCTATGATGATTCAGCTTTGAAAACTAAAGTATCTGAGTTGACTGACAAAGACACAGCACTAGATGCTCGTATCTCAGCTTTGGAAACTAAGCCTGATAAAGATACAGTGTATGATGATACAGAAGTTAAGAAGCTTATCCAAGCTAACAAGGATAGCATTGCTACTACTGACAATATGGTAGATGAGCATGAGAACAAGATTAACACCTTGACTAAAGACGTTGAAGCTCTTAAAGCTAAACCTGACAAGGATACAATCTATGATGACTCTGCTGTGACTGCTAGATTGACAGCCCTTGAGACTAAAGAGGATAAAGATACAGTCTATAATGATAAAGAGTTACGTGACAAGATTACTGCTCTTGAAGGTAAGACTGATAACTTTGTCTCTAACGTAGGTGTATCAAGAGAAGGTAACACTGTGAAGTTGACTTACACTATGGTAAATGGTGATAACAAAGAAGTCTCATTCACAGACAATGATACTGTATCAGTAGCCTATGATGATAGTGCTCTTAGAGGTAGAGTTGAAGTTCTTGAAAATAAACCAGAAGTTGAATATGAACTAGCTAAAACTACCAAAGCTGTGACATTAAGTCAAGGTGAGGGTGTAATCAACCTAGCATCAGAAGCAACTACTGACCCACTTAAAGAGTTAGTCCTCACTGGTAATGTCTCAGCTAAAGTTAAATCACCATTTGGTGGTGAAGAAACTACTGTGGCAGGTAAGGTTGGATTCAACTCTGGTACTACTGGAGATGAAATTCAAGGTTCACACAGAAATTCTATCAATGAGTTTGTGTATGTAGAGTTCTTCTATACAGGTTCTACTGTGAAAGCCTTCCTTGTATATGAACCAGAGAATGAAAATGAAGTGGTTAAATACCGTAAAGCACTTAGCCTAGCTGAGTTGCAAGGTACAGAGCCAGCTAGAATCTCAATCTCTAAAGGTGGAGTTGAGCAAGGTTATGTAGAAGCTACATTCACTGGTGTGACTGCTTCAATTAACTCTTACAAAGTTCAGAAGAAAGGGTAGTTTAGTGGGGGTTTATTCCCCCTTTAAACTATTATAACAAGGTATATATATATATATATATATGTCAACTAAAAATTATATTAAATATGGAGACCCTACTCTAAAAACTTTTGATATAACATATTATGATACAGAACTTACTCTTCAAAACAGCCAAAGTGCTGGAAAATCTAAATTATTCTACAATGATGCCACAGGGTTTGGCATTGCTAAATGCGATTTTTCTCTTGCTAGGACATACCAAAGTGGACAAAAACTTGGTGTAATTGAAGGAAACACACCTACTCCTGTAGAGCTAATAGAAGAATCTGTCAATATTGGAGAAGTATCTTTTGCCTTATACATAGAGAAAAATTCAAGAGAAGTTCAGATTAGTCATATTAAAGGTGATATATCTACTGTGTTCAATAGAAGAATGATTATTAACATTGTAGGGTTATGGAGTTATACAGAATGACAAGTAAAAATTATAATATAGCTCAAGGGCCATCAAAAGAGTATCAAACACTTTCCTTAGATGGTCAGAACCTTTCTATTAGTAATGGTAATACTGTGGAACTACCTACTGAGCTTAGTGGTCATGGATTCCCAGAAGGTAAAGTTACAGGACATATAGGTACTACATATATCGACTTAGATGTAACCAATGGTGCTGTGAAGTGGATAAAGACATCAGAAGGTGGTAATACAGGTTGGAAAATCTTACGAGGTGACACTGGTTGGGTTAAGATGAAGACAGTAAGTGTACCTAAAGGTCAGTATATTGCTATGAGACGTGTGAATGATACTGTAACCTTTAAAGTAGTTGGTGGTTCTTTTGGTAGATTAGGTATTGTTGGTAGAGGTAAGCCAGGATATGTTCCTCAGAATCACCAAGCTGATAGAGGTTGTAGAATTATTGTTCCAGGTGATATTATTCAAGGGTTTAGAGCTACATACTCTCAACAAGGAATGATTTTCCAAGATGACCAAACTAAACAAAAGGTATATGGTAGTTGGTATGTTGGAGGAACTGATGATTCCAACTTTATGAGACTGATTTTTGATGAGGTAATTCCTACTGAACCCTTCAATGATGTACGTTTCTCTAGTGCTTCATGGTTCACTGATGACCCATACCCTACTGGTAAGTTAGATAAGGTATAATATGGCAAGTAAAGAGTTTAAAGTAATAGATAAGACAGGTCTTGAACCTCTGTGGGATAAGGTAAATGAACTACACACTACTGTACAAACTTGCTTCAATCAATATGAAGAAACACAGATAGATGATAAGTATTTTACCTTGACTAGAGTGAATGGTACTTCTGTGAATAACTCACAAATTACAGAGCAACTTAAATTAGTCCTAGAAACACAAGATGCTGAAATTGAAAGAATCAAAGAGAAAGTAGGACTTTAATGACAACAAAGAACTACAATAAATTAGAAGATAAGGATACACTCTACAACCTAAAATCTACTACTGATGGACTTACTGTGGTTAAGTCACAAGAGAATGGGGAAGAGGTATTCACAATCAATGCTGATGTAGCCTTTGAAAAGCACTACACAAAGGGTGAAGTAGATAAGGCTATTGCTGAAAATAATAAGAAAGCACAAACACTAACAAAGTATAGTGGTAGATTCAATGTACCTAATATTTTTAACTATGATAATAGACCTCCTGTGCTATCTCACAACCCAGTAAACTCCTTTGGAATCTTTAAGGTAGACGGTTTTGTGAGAGGTACTATTGGTCATAGTGCTGTGATTGCTGAATTACCGTCAGGAGCACCTATTCCTATTGAGTTCTTAGAGATTCAACAGTACATTGGAAATGAACCTATCTCTTTCTGGTTGGATAGAGGTGGTAAGGTACGAAGTACAGGATTTACACAAGCTATGATTGGTAAGAGATTCATTATCAACTTTGTTGGATTATATGCTTAGAGGTTAAGTATGTCTGAAAAAAAAATATAAAACCCATGAAAAGTTTACAGTTTACTCTTTTACACTAATACCAATATACAAATACAACTTATTTAAATTTGTAAATAGTATTGAGGATAGATACTACCTTAGATTAAAATTTGAGGTAATCAAAAATAAAGTTTTATACCCTATATGTTTTGTTGATGAATCCTATATAGGTTTCCAAAATATCCCTTATGTATGTAATACTGATTTATTAAGTATAAGGGCTGTGCTTACAGAAGAGGATAAGTTAGAAATAAGAGTAAACTTACATAATGATGAAGATGTAAATGATACTAGGGTATTAGTTTATGCTTACACTAGAACTGAGCATAAAGGTAATGAGTTTGTCAATACTATACACGAGGAAAATTCTAGCTTTATAGGTTATGTAAACCATAGAGTAAGTCCTAGTACAAATCCAAGTGAAATTACAAATGTAACATTTCCTAGAGCATACTAAGCAAGGAGAATATAAATGAGATTAAGTAATGAGTATTATGATATTGCTAAATTTATAGCAACTACAGCGCTACCTGCCTTCATTACTTTTATTGGTGTGGTAGGAGTGCAATTAGGTTATGAGATGACTACCCCTGTGGTAGTCCTCACAGCCTTTAATACATTCTTGGGAACAGTCTTAGGACTGTCTAATATCACATACAAGAAAGAGAATGAATAATGGCAGATAACTGTTTAAATAAGCACTGTGAGTGTGAGAAAGTTGAGCCAAGACCAGAGAACTGTGCTAAGTTACTAGAGCTAAATGACCTAAAGATTAGACCAGCAATGAGGAAAATCTCAACCTCTGAGTGGTGTAATCTTCAAGAAGCTATTAGACAAGCCTTCTATGGTGTGTGGTGTGTAATCAAAAACATTGTAGGTTTCTTGTGCTATATCATTAGAAAGCTAGAGTGCTTAGAAAAGAAAGTAGATAGCTTGTGTGGTACTGTTAAATGTCAGAATGACAGTATTGCAGAGGTTCTGAGTGTATTAAAAGAACAACCAGTTACTCCTTGTGAGGTTAGCTGTGATAAGTGCTAGGAGGTCTTATGGACGTTTGTGATTGTCGTTGTGATGATAAAGTAATCACTGGTAAATACTGTGACAAAAATGAATCACAAGAAGATATTAAGCGTGCTGGTGATATAATCAAAGACTCTGAGCAGTGTGATATTGTTCCTAATACACAGAAGGGTGTATTTAGGCTTTGGTGTAGATTAAGAAAGATTATCAAGACTATCTGTGATGTAATGCAACGTATGGTGTGTTTACAGAAGAAGATTAAATCACTGTGTGTAACCCTACATTGTATGAAAGCTAATATCCTTGAAGCTAACTCAATCACAGTGAAGCGTAACAAGGACATGATTAAGAAGTACAAGCAGAAAGAGCCTAATACTCCTAATGATAAAAGAGGTATCTACAACGAAGCTAAAGCCATCTATGAAGAACAGCTCAAACGATTAGAGAAAGCTAAGAAGCGCTTAGAGGAAATGAAGAATGACCCTAACAAGCAAGAGATAGACGGTATTTATATCTCTGGTGACTTTGACCCTTCAAGAGCTGGTAGTTATGATTACTACTCTAAGTTCTCACTAGCAACCTCTAAAGAGGGTGTGGACTATGTGGTAGGAGGTATAGGCTTTGGAAGAGATAACAAAGCTCATAAATTCCTAGGAAGTGAATTAGCTCCAGGTTTAACCTACACACTAAGAAATGTAGCTAGAACTACCTCTGGTAAGAATGTGCATGTAAAAATAACTGTCAGTGAGTTCTTCTCTAAAGCTGGAGGAGAGTCTTTCTACAAGACTGGTCTTAGTGATAGATACTTACAAATCTATAGCTCTTCTGGTGGTATATCTTTTGATATGTATAAGATTTATAAAGTTAGAGGTTCTTTTGAATTTACTGATGATAGTGGAGCACCTCTTAACCTTATGAATGTAATGGTTATCAGTGATATTGACTGGTTGCAAAGTTTTAAAGCAAGTTTTAATAACAGCCAAACTATCTATAGTATTCCTAATGATGCTGATATTGTAAAAGATGGAGCATATTTCAAGAGTACCTACAATAATGCCTATGAATATGAGGAATCTGTACCTAAAGGGTCTATGCTTATGGCTGGTGTGGCTACCAAGATTGATTTTGAGATTATAGGTGGTGCTCCTGATGCCACAGAACAGAATGGTGATGCAGAAGAGCCAAGTAACTGGGTAATGGACTTCTTTGGTAATAACTTTAGAGGGGAAACTGTAGACCTTCATGAACCTCCAAAACCTATACCCCCTATAGAAGAATGTGACTTAATGTCATGTGATTTTGATTGTTTAGGAGATAACTAATGTCAGATTGTGTAAACTGTCAGTGTGAAGATATAGTAGTTGGTAAGACAGCTTGCCAATCACTCTTAGCACAGAATGATGATAAAATTAAAATGCACGCTCTAGTTCTTAGGGATAGCCAAATGTGTGAGATTGTAGACCAGACAGCTAAGTTTGCCTACTCACAGTGGTGTTTCAATAAGAATGTATCTAATCAGCTATGTTGGTTAGCTAATAATGCTGGAGGTGGAGGTTCTACTGCTCCTACTTATAAAGCAGGTAACTTAATTAGTATCTCTAAAGATGGTACTATTAGCTTTACAGGGAATATTCCAAGTCCTTCACAACCCTACAATGATGCTGATTTGAGAGCAGAGAATGAGAAGCTTAAGAGAGCTTTAAATAAGATTATAAATAACTTACAAGCTAGTGGAGCTTGGCAAGGTGGACTAGATGGTGACTTTGTTCCTAATCGTAACATTGCCACAGGTAACATTAACTTGTTCGGTGGAACACCAGATGGACAATACTTTATCCGTACTAATAATGGAAGCACTGAAAATGACTTGGCAGGAGGTATTAACTAATGGGTTGTTATTCTTGTGGAGGAAATCCCAATACATTTTGTAGAGATTGCACTTACCCTAAAGACACTTGGATTGCTCCTGTGGATAGTCTTCCTGACCCTTTCATGGGTGACTTTGACCACTTATTCAGAACTCCTGATGGAAACATGTATGCCTTATCTCCTGATAGAACTCATTGGATTCTTATGGGAGGTGCTGGAGGTACGGTACAGAAGCCACAGAATCTTGAATTAAATAATGACACAAGAGAGCTTACAATTACAAGAGGGAATACAGTAACCCTTCCTAATGATACACAGAACCTCTCAATCAATGGTAGAACAATCACTATCAGCAATGGTAATGCAATCAACCTACCAGAAGATAGAGACACTGTGTATAATGATGCTGAACTCCGTAGACGTATTCAAGCTGTGGAAGATAAGGCTGATAACTTTGTGAGTGGTGTGACAGTATCTAGGGAAGGGAATAAGGTTAAGCTTACCTATACCTTTGTGAATGGTGCTCCTAAAGAGGTTGAATTTGAGGATAAGGACACAATTAGTTTAGCCTATGATGATACAGCCTTAAAAGCTAGAGTTAAAGCCTTAGAGGATAAACCTGATAAGGATACCCTTTATGATGATAGAGATGTTAAGAGAAGGCTAGATGACCTAGAAGCTAGACCTTACCCTGGTAAGACCCTATATGATAGAATTGATGCCTTAGAAGCCAAACAAGATAGAGATAATCAGAATCTAACACTAGACAATAACTCTCGTGTGTTAACTATCTCTAATGGTAATAATGTAACTCTACCTAATGACAAACAGACTATTAGAAAAGAAGGGAATAAACTAATTCTCTCTAATGGCGGAGGTGAGGTAGAGCTACCACAACCTAATAGTACACAGCCTTATGATGATTCCTCTGTGGTCAATAGACTTAATGCACTAGAAGCAAAAGAGGATAAGGATACCAAGTACAAAGCTAAAGGTAATGGACTACTACTTGATAGTGATAATAACTTTAGTATTGATATGGCTACTAATACCATTGTCTCACGTCCTTACCGTACTAATGGTAATAATGGAGCATTACCTGCTACACCTGACAAAAGATATAACTCTGGTCTTAAAGATGGAATTGCCTATGCAGTAGATAATGATGGTACTCCCCAAACAGGGTCATTCTTAGAAGCTGGAATAGTATTTAATTACACAGGTAACTACACGTATGATGGTTTACCAAACGCTGATTTTTCAGGGAATAACTTTAGAATATCAGGTACTTCAACAGATGCTTCTACTGTAGTTGCTAATAACTTTGCAATGCTAAGTAAGGACATTAAAATTGAGAGTATTATAACTGCAATCTGGAAAGATTCTAATAATAAAGTTGTTATTAATATAAGACCAAAACTAGTTTGGGGTGTACAATTAAGCTCACATACAGAGTATTATACACACTTCCTAACTAAAGAGGAGATTGACTCAGGAGAGCCTATTGTGGTTGAAGTTAAAAAAGGTGAAACCCTTATTGGTAAACTCACACTAACTCTTTCAGGTTTAAGTTTCTATATGCAAACGTCAGAAAACCGTATTTACCTTAAAAACCCTACCAATAACAGATATGAGAAGATTCAGAGGTTGAACTAATGTCAAAGACTACATATATCAAGAATGAACAACAAGCTACACCTACTGTGACAGCCTATGATGATACTCAACTAAAGGCTAGACTAACTGCTTTAGAAAGTAAGCAAGATAGGGATAACCAATCATTGTCTGTGAATGGCAATAACCTTACAATTAGTGGAGGTAACACAGTAGCCTTACCTAGTGGCTCTACACACAGATTCTACAATGGAGATATTCCAGGAAGAGCTGAATCAAACACTATAGTCACTGTTAAGAAAAACAACTTTAGAAACCCTGATGGAGTTAAAGTAGGTGACACAGCAGAAGACCATTGGGCTGACCAAACAGTTATCAATAGAGGTATCTGGAAAATCATAGAGGTTAGTGGAGATAATGTTAAAGTACAAGGTATTGGTAACTATGATACTATCCTTCGTAAGAACCTTAACTTTAACTCTAACACTCGTGTGCTATCCATTGATGGAGGTAATAATGTTACTCTCCCTAATGATAAGCAAACTATCAGTAAGAGTGGTAACAAGATTGTATTATCTAATGGAGGTGGAGAGGTAGATATTCCTACAGCTACACCATACAATGATGCAGATATTAAGCGTAGACTTGGTGTGCTTGAAGCTAAGAGGGATAATGATAATCAGACTCTCTCTATCAGTAACAATAGGCTAACCATTTCTAATGGAAACTCTGTGGATATTCCTCAGCCTGACCTTAATAACTATGTCACTGTGAATCAGTACAATGAGCTTAAAGATGCTTTTACTAAGCTACTTGAAGACCTTAAAGGCTCTGGAGCTTGGGAACAAACTGGAGATACTATCTTCAAAGGTAATCTTAAACCTAATAGACACCTTGCTACAGGTAATATCAACCTCTTTGGTGGTACTCCTGATGGTGATGCCTTCATTAGAACAAACAATGGTAGCACAGAGAATGACCTTGCAGGAGGAATCAGCTAATGGCTAAGTTTAATTATAATATCTATTATAAAGATGCCCAAACAGGACAAGACTTAGCTTCTCCTGTGACTGTTGGTTATGATGAGTTTAGTACAGCAATTACTGAGACACAGAAGACCTTCCAAGGCTATACTGCTAGGGAGTTGTATGAGACTCAAAAGAGAACACCTTCTGAGAGTGACTATAATAGTAGACAAGATGTACAATCTTATAACTACTTACTTAGAAAATACTATAATGGCTTAGCTGTAGCACAGAGAAATGCTGAGAGGGTAGATAGCTTAAGAAGAAACCCTAACTACTTTGAGTATGGCTCTATCTCTGGTGTGGAAGAGTATAGCACTTATTCTTCTGGATATAACTACTTTAACCCAGTAAAGATTTTCACAAATGACCAAGAAGCAGAACTTCTAGCAAGACCTATTACCTATCATGGTAACAGAGAGTATAACTACTCAGGTAAAGAAGGTTCTTCTGGTAGAATGTATCCAGGTATGACCTTCGAGCTTACTGAGGTATCTTATACACTAAGTGGTAAGACCTTAAACTTGGTTATTAGAATCAATGATTATGAGGTGGTAAGCTTTGCTGGAGCAACTCCAGGTGTGTGGATAGCTCCTTATGATGGTACTGGTATTGGTCTATGGTTCTATGATGTTTACTCAGTAGACTTCTCATTCTCTTTTGTGGAGAAATACACCAATAGACCAGTAAAGATTCTAGCTTCTACAGCAGTAGCCGATATTGACTTTAACCAAAGTGTAAGAGCAGGTTTTGGTGATAGCAACTCTGTGCTATTAAGACCTCCAGGTTCAGGACTTACCTTTATGGGTTCTGGTCGTATTGGTGATACTAATGGTGCTCACTATGAAGGTACTTCTGATATTCCAAGAGGTTCATTCATGCTTGCTGGTATTGGTAGTACAATCAACTTCAATGCCTTGGGTAATAGACCTGGAAACAGAATCATCTATAACCCAGGTAAAGAGAAAGTAGGAGATTCCTTTGAGTTAGGATTCTTTGGTAATGCTTCTCGTGGTGAGGTGTTCTCTTATGCAGACCCTATAAAACCAAAAGAGCCTACTGAGACTAGAGACATTACAATCCTCTATGATAGGGTAGCTAAGATTAGACCTTGGGCTATTAGAAATAGTGGCTCATGGAAATCTTTTGTAACTAAGAATATCCACATGTCTAAACGTCACAAAAGCCTTTGGGAGAGAGCTTCTACTGAAATAAATGAGGAGCAAGTAGGACAAGTTATTCCTAGAGACCCTAGGTTTGGGTATGTAGAACCTGCTGACTCTGGAGTAGTTAGAGGTAACTATATCCGTAAAGATGGTAATTGGAAGAGACAAGGAAAGATAGGTAGCTAATGGCTTACGAAGATAATAAAAACACAAGACTTAATGAAGCATCTTTCAAGAGTTACAATGAGAATCCTAAAGATAGATGCTGGTATGATAACTGTGACTGTGAAGACATTCCTATTGCTGACTGTGATAGGCTTGTGGAGGAAAACAACAAGGGTGTAGGACGTTTTGCTTGTATGGCAGAATCACAGAAGTGCTATAACCCTAAGTTCTTCTCATCATTCATTAAGAAACTAGCTTGTCAGCTTAACCACTACATTGAGAATATCTGTGCTTTGTGGGATATGGTACAGTGTATGGGTGAGTATGTAGCATCTATTGGAGATATGGGTAAGGTACACACGAACTACTCTCGTAACTCTGCTGTATCTTCTGCTACATTCTATGCTCCTATTACTAAAGAGTATGACATTGACCTCTACATGGATTCTACTACTGGTGTGGACTTTGAGAATGATGATAAGCGTAGACAGCTCACAGATAGACAGTACCGTGTGTTCCTACGTTGGTGTGCTGATGGTACTACATTGAATCCACAAGAGGATAACACTATTCAGATTGTAGTCTACCACAGTGGAGAAAGCTATACCACAGATATGGTTAAACAGCGCTCTGTGCATTGGCAAATGACTGGTATCTCTGATGGTGCTATGGAAATGTCTGATACAATCATTGTACCTGCTGGTCAATACATTAAGGTAAGAGTTGTACCTGATAACCAAGCTAGCGGTGTGTTCAGACTTCACCAATTCAAGGTTGAGTATGTTCCTATCATTGAAGGTAAAGACCTACCTGACTGCTTGAAGTTCACAGAGATTCCTAAAGATGACTGTAACTGTGATGATAAAAAGAATAAATAAAAAGAGAGCCTTAATTGGCTCTTTTTGTTTTATATGAAGAATCCTTTGTCTAGGTGTAACTCTAAATCTTTGTCAGACCATCTAGTAAGCCATACACAAGGAGGTAAATGCTCACTATCCAACTCTGTTGCGAACTTATGTAAGTATCCTTTTGGATTGTCTGCTATGAATACTACTACACCATCACCAAAGTTTTTTATCTCTACTGCAATACCACTCTCAATAGTATGTCTGTGTCTATTATATGTAGCTATTCTAGGTTCACCAGCTATATTAAACTTATCATCTAGCAATTTTATATACTCCTCTTGGTGTTTTTCCATACCTATCTCCTTAAATATAAAATCCTTCAAGTCTAGTAATTTTATCAGCAGTTTCTTTAAACCATAATACGTCTGGCATACTATCGTCACTAATCAAGGAGAACCCATTGTGGAATTGGACATGGTCTTCCTCATCAGATATAAATAGAGTATATTTAAGTGAAGTTCTAGACGTAGCATTTTCAAGTTCTACCACATTACCTTCAAAACGTTTAAAATCAGCTTCATATATCTCTATAGATGCCCTACAAGGGTAATGAGTAATGGTAAACCCTCTATTTTCAATAGCTTTTACTACTCTTTCTACATTTGTCATATCCATAGTCCTTTCTCTATGATTCTAACAGCTCCATCTTCTAATAATAAACAACGTCTAGCTAATAGTTCACTCCTTTCAAGTATAAAACCATAGCCATACATTTGTTTCTTTTGTCTCTCATCAGCTATGAATAGGTAGCCTTTTGGGTGTAACTTTCTAGCATAACCCTTCACTCCATCTCTAATATTTAAGGCTCTAAAGCATGGTGACTTAAAATGGACAAATTCTCCAATAAATAAGTCATCAGTCAGCACAGTTAAAGCTCTTTGTCTAGTCATAACTGTCATATATAGAATCCCTCTATTTTTATTATAGTTATATCTTTATAGTCTATCCACAAGCATCTATCTTTAAAGCACCTTGTATCAAAAATATGAGAGCCATGATGAAACATTGTACTATCTGGTATATCAGCTATGAATAACAACTCCATATCAAAACTTCTATCAAAAATTTCAACAACATACCCAGGTATATTCCATAAACCATAATACTTATTGAGTACACACCTTTTAGGATTCTTAGCTGTCCAAAAACAATCATCTAAGTTTTCATCTATGATTTTCATTAATTCATTTAGCGTTTCCATGATACACTCCTATACATAAAACCCTTTAGGGAACATCTCTGTACCTAAGTCTACTTGTCCTGTGAATGGTAACTCATAGCATCTAGCTTCTAGAGATAAGATAAACCTAAAAATCTTATGACCACTATGAAACTTTGGTGTAGGCTTCTCAGCAATAAAGAGTACACGTCTCTCATTACCTCTATAGAATCCTATGGCTAGGCATCTCACACCAAACAACTCAACCCACCGTGGAGTCTGTTTAGGAAACCAGATACCCTTTTTAGCCTTTCTTCTTAAAATTTCTAAGTCTATCATTTCTTACCTCTTATATATCTACCATATAGGGCTTGATTACCCTTTAGACCTAGTACATGCTCTGTGTAAGCTACATAACCTGTGTTGACCATATAAGGGTAAAGCATGTTCTGTTCAGCTCTAATGAGCTTACGTTTACGTCTGAGCTTCTTAAGCTTTCTGTGGTCAAGAGTATCCTTTATTTCCTTACCAACCTCTTTATACAACTTCTCAAGCTCTATATACTTGTCTGATGCTTCATCAGCGGTAAGATTCTGGGTAGTCTTCATAGTACCACAGCTCCTCTCCATTACGCTTGAGGATAATATCTACATCACCCTCTTTAGTTCTTGTGTACACAGTCTCATCTCCAATCCATTCTCTAATGAATTTGTTCCGTGTGACATAACTACTAATTTCTAATGTGTGGTAGCAGTTACCTAACTCATCAATTCTCTTTAGAATCCACACCTTCTTTATAATACTCATACATACTCCTTGATATAACAATACCACCTGTAATTCTTCTAGGCTTACGTTCTATTCTGTGTCTAGTTATAAGTGCTCCTCCAAAAGTATAGAGCCTATACCCTAACAACATTTGTGTAACATCATGAGGTAACACAAGTCTTTCTTTATTCTCTAAGAAATCTTGCTCTGCATACCAATCCATAAACTCATAAGTGAACTGCTCATAGCGTTCTAGTCTATAAGGTTGACCTGTAATGTATGAGAACATTTCTCTAGCTCTCTCAGGTACAGCCTTTATAAAGTCAATCTTAACACACAGCTCATTGATATAACTTATATCAGAAGCTAACTGATAAGCCATAGTATAACTTATTCCATAAACATTCTCAAACTCAATGAACTGTCTAGCAATCTCTGAGGTCTTCCACTTATAGAAGTTATCTTTAGGAAGTTTGTCTAAGAAGTCACAAGCCACAGCGAGTAAGAACTCCCCTCTACTTAGCCCTGTGATTCCTCTTTTGCTAAGTGGTGTTGCATATCTGTGTACTAGTCTAGTCTTCTCATTATCTAACTTCTTAGCTAAAATATTTAGCTCTTTGAGTGTTATCATACCTTGCTTATTCGTATGTCTTCTCACAAAGTCCTTATCACCCACAAAGCGATACACTAGCACAGTAAGTAGTTTCTCTCTAATAGGTACAGGGTGATTGTTCATTGTCCTAATTAGAATCTGTGAAGTTTTATCTAAGTATTTAAGGTTGTTTGGATAGTGCTTACGGTACAAGGGGTTTCTTTTCATGCCATTCAAATCATACTTGTATTCAAAGGCATCACGTCTCTTGAGTACATACTCTTTAAGACCATCTAATGTTATTGACATATTTACCCTCCTAGATGCACACAATTCAATTACTATAAAGCGAAAGCGTTCTGTATTGGAATTTGACTATGAATTTGAAACTTACCCTGAGAGTGCTATTCAATCTTTTGATAATTTATTATTTATGACAATCATTTTTAAAAAACAGGAGACAGAGGATACCATAAATAATTGTGTGCATTTAGGAAGGAAAATCCTTCCACGCTAGAATTAATATTAGGAGTAAAAATCATGACGAGGGCTTCCCCTCATGGAACTGGTAGGTAATCTGCTAATGGCTTAAGGAAAACGTCAGTAAAAATGTAAGAAAATCTAACAAATTAAGGAGTGTATCCTACCAGCTCTATGAGAGGAGTGACTAGGTGTTAATTAGAAATTAAATCTTTCTTTTGATTTAGTTTAGTTGGTTAGTCACTCACCCATTGGGTTAATTACTCTGCATCAGACCAATCGTCTGTGTCAACATCTACGTCATCAGAATCATCTTCATCAAGAGGGAAGAAGTCTACAACGTTCCATGAAGGTTTGTCATTGTAAGGTTGACCTTCTTTAATAACAATACCTACATATTTACCTTGAAGGTCATCAGTATCTACAGCTTCTTCATCTTGCATACCTAATGCTGAGAGTAGGCTGTAAAGTTGCTCACGTCCAATCTTGTTATCCAACATGAATGAAGTGATTGTGTGAGGAGCGTTTTTACCAAAGTCACCTTTAAGTGTTACTTTGACCATATCAATCTGTGAACGTGATACAGTCTGCTCTACACCTTGAATAACTGCTTCATATCTGCCAGGTTCATAGGCAAAATCTTCTCTTTTAGTTGCTTGTACAGTAATAATTGACATTATTCTTTAACCTCTTTCGTTTTTTCTTGTGTGCTACCATCAGTCAATCCTACAACAGCTTCCCATGTAGGGTTAACCATTGTGTCAGGGATTGTAAGACCAGGCTTACGAGTTACCTTAAGGGTATAGATAGGATTTCCTGCAAGACGTACTTGGTAGAAGTCCTTAACCTTTTTCTCTCCCTTAACAATCTTAGATTTAGTCACACGTTCTGTATGACCAATGATACGAGATGATGCTGTAATGTACTTAGCCACACTATCCATAAGGTTAGGTACAGTCTGTGCTGGTACATTCTCATCTACTACATCTTCAATGTTCAAGTTCTTTTCTTGTGCAATTACATACACATTCTTACCTTGATAAGATAAGTCCACAAGCTCATCAATAAAGGCTTTTAAGCGAGTAGATGCTTCACCATAGTGGTTAATAAGCATTTTCTTGATATTATTAGATTCCATAATGTCCTTGTAGCAAAGCTCTTGAACGTTTGTTAAGTGGTCTACAGCGATACTATCAAAGTCTTTAGCATAGCTAAGAGCTTCAATTACGTCAGACCAACTAGCACACTCAGCTACAGAGAAACGGTCATCTTGTTCCACAGAAGCTAGTCCACGGTCAGTATCAATAATCAATACACTACCAGGTAGTGAGTTGATAAAGCTTGACTTTCCAGAACCAGGTAAACCATAGAACACAGTCATTGTGTGCAACTTGATTTTATTAAGTTTTTTTAGCTTCATTCTTTCCTACTTTCCGGTTGAACCATATCCACCACGGTCAGCATTGCCAAGGCTCATTACTTCCTTGAAATGTAACTCAGGTTGGTTCTTCATAATTCTGAACTGACACACACGTTGTCCCTTATCAATGCTCCCATCTCTAGTTGCATAGAATTTAGCACTCCAAAAGTCATTATCTCCACAGAAAGAGTTATCAATGATACCCATACTATTTGTGAGTAATAGACCAGTGTTCTGGAAAGTGCTTGAGCGTGGCAATAGGTGTGCTTCATACCCTTTAGGTAATTCCATAGCCACACCAAAGTAAATCACTACTGTGTCACCAGCTTTATAGTTTACTTTTGCATTAGATGCAAGGTCAATCCAATCTCCAACTGAAATATTGTGAATATGGTTTACACCTTCATTTATTGCTTTTAGTTTAATTACTTTGAAATTATGTAGCAGTTCATATAGGTGTACAAAGAAATTCAATCCAAAATACACAGCTACAATAATCACAAGAGCTAATTCAATCTTAGTCATTGTTTGATTCATACTCCTTTATCATTTCATCTACCAAATCAATCATTTGTTCACAGTGATAAACATAATGAGTGTTACCAGTAGTACCTGTTGCATTCAGCATAAATTTATACTGTTTATCAGATAGGTCTTCTACTTCACTGTGAGGTAATAAATAAAACTTATATGAATGGTAGAGTTCAGTTTTGTGTACTTCCTCAATAGCTTTTCTTAAGAATACCTTAGCTTTATTAAGGTCTTCTAACCCATTCTTGTGTTTGTATCTCCATACATACTTCACAGCAGAAGCAATTAAAGGGTCAAGTCCAGCTTTTACCCAGAAATCCCAACACTCCAGCTTTGTGTGAGTATACCGTTTAGGGTTTTCAATATCTTCATTCATTACCTACTCCTAACTAATAAGAAATCCTATTATAGCCAATACACCAAAACCTAACATTAGAATCAGAATAAAAATCCACATATACCCTAGTAGGTTTACAATAAATCTTTTCATTACTTACCTCTTGTGTTAGTATAAACTATATTTAGGACAAAGATAAAGATTATAAGAAGATAGAGATATTTATCTAAATCACCCATTACTTCTTACCTCGTCTGTCAATATAGAACACGGAGATAATAAAGATACAAAGTAGAGCTTGCTCTAGTAAATTATATAAGTTATCACTCATGATAATCTCCAATCGTCCTAATCTTTAGTCTATACTCAGCTAAGTCTTCCTCAGCCTTAACTAACTCCAAGTAACGGATAGGTGATAAGTTTACAGAGGTTACTCCATCAATACTTCCTATAAGGCTCTCAACTTGTTTCTCCTCATTTTTTCTATAGCTCATTATAATATGTCCAAGGTTCTTTTTATCTTCTTCTAGGGACGTTTTAGAGCCTTGTAGGACTATTACAAAGTAAATAGAAACACACAGAGCTATAATCAATACAGTAATCACTGCTAAAAGTGCTTCAATCATTCTACTAACCTATAGTGCTTCACTGTGAAGCCCTCACCTTTCGTTGTTACTACTACTTTATCATCTGTGAGTTTGTCCTTTAAGCCTAAGTAATAGGTATCACCACTGTAATCTCCATCAATGGTACTTACTACTACTTCCTCACAGTATTTTTCAAAGGCTTTGAATGTTCTTGCTCCTCCAATGACCCAAACATCTCGGTCAGTCTCTTTTTCAAACTGTAAGACCTCCTCCACAGAGTTAGCAATGTACACATTCTCATCATCATAGCCATCAATCTCATCTTTGTGTGTCAATACCACATTGATTCTACCCTTAAGGGGTTTACTTCCGATTGATACCCATGTAGCTAGACCCATGACAACTACTCCACCTGTTGTTTGGTTTTTAAAGTAGTTAAGGTCAGCTTTATTAGACCAGGGTAATCTCCCTTTGTTACCAATTAGTCCATTCTTATCTTGTGCCCAAATAAACTTAAGCATCTTGTTTCTCTTCTTCTTTTTTAACTGTGATTCCATTGAAGGTCACACGTCCATCACCAAACTTAACGCTTGTGATAATCTTATCTTCACCTTCAAGGAACTTGTTTAGGTTTTCATCAAACTGCTCTGTGTTAGCTGTTTTGAACGTTTTAGTAAAAGTATCTTTACCCATAACTTACCTCACAAAGAGTAAAGGGCTACTAAGTAGCCCATACCCATTAGTCTACTTTAACTAGGAACGCTTCATGATTGAATTGAGGGAAACGTTCTTCAATTTCAGCAAGAGTGAATTTACCAATCTTGTCAGTACCATGACCAAGCACGTCAGCTTCTTCTGTGAATCCAGAAAGCTCACCATTAGCATTGATAGCAATGTATGGTGCTTTAACACGACGTGGTTTCTTACCTACGAAGATAATGTAACGTGGTTCAAGAAAGTCAGTTGGTAATTCAATTCCAAGTTCTTGAGCGAGTGAGACAAATAGTTCTTTTTTGTTAGCCATTGTGCTAACCTCCTTAATAATATTTGTAGAGGGTTTAAAGTGATTAGCTCTACCACCACAATATTAGTTTATCAAAAACGTGTTACCTTGTCAAGAGGTAATTTCAACTTTTTTAAAACTTTTTTCAATAAATTCATCTAAATCTTCTACAACATCACCAATATAGACTTTATAGAAGTAGTCATATACTCCAGGTTGTCTTTTTTCTGGTGGTGTATACATACGAAGATTAGGGTTTTTAGCAATCATTGTGGTTAATTCACAGAATTGCTCAAACATATCAGCTCCACGATACTTATTGTAAGGGAATTTAATATGCTTCACACGATACATTCTGCCTTTTAGAACCTCTTTAGGGTTCACACATTCAAAGCAGAAATCTTTTACTTTATAGCCTAGCTTGGTCATGACTTCCATGTACATGTTACCTTGAAGGCTATACTTCATCTTAGCTTCTTGTGGTGCTTCACTATAGGTCTTATAGTCAATAAGAGACACAGTGCCATCACCATTATCAATCACAGCATCAACAAAGCCTATAAACTCATGACCATTAGGCAATTTAAGCTCAATCTTCTTCTCTGTCTCTACTACCTTGGTGAAATCTACAGTTTCACCTTCTGCAAGATAGCGCTCCAAAGCAAGTAACCCTGTGTGTCTAGCTTCATCACTGAATGGTGAAAACTCATGCACTTTAAGGGTCATCTCCTTAAGCTGTTCTTCTGTGAGTTCTCCATTGTGCTGTGCCATTAGTTCCATAGCTGTGTGGAATACTGTACCTCTATCCATGTACTTTGTACGTTCAGGGGAAGGTAATTCCTTATATCCAGCAATGTATTTACACCAATGCTCCCAAGGATTTTCTAGGTAGGTATTCACACGAGATACACTAAATTTCATAGTTCCTCCTATTTATTCACTAACTTTGGTAGAATTTCATTCAGAAAGAATGAATAATTAGGTGATACTATATACCTAGTAACATCAAATACTAAACCTAAAGCAAGAGATAAAAACATACCTACATATATCTTTTTAAATTTACTACTAGCTTTTTTAATGTTTTCCTGTGTAAGTAATTTTGCATAAGCACACCTAGACATATTATTAGGAACATCTGACATGTTTATATAATCACCATCTACCTCAAGGTTGTATCTTACACAAAGGTAAATCACAACAAATACAACTATAAGTATGTACATAGCTCCAGCTAATTTACCTAAAACTTGATAATAAGTCCACTCTCTAACTAGTTGTTCATAGAGCTGTGGTGTATTTTCCTTGATAGAACCTAGTAATGATGATATACCATCTATAGATACATTCATGCCTTTTGCTAATGCTTCTAATAGATTATCCATAATTACAACTCCAATTCTTTAGCAAACTGCCAAGCCCATGAAAGAGGAGAATCTTTAACCATCTTCTCTGTAAGTTTAAAACTACTATCTTTTGCTATTTTTATAGCTTCTTCCTCAGAATAATATGTAAACCCACCTATTACTAAGTTTCTATTGCTATTCATAAACACTCTTCTATATGTACCCTCACCACAAGGTATAACTATATAGTAGTATTTCTCATCTACTTCATAACCATTTACCCAAGCATAGGCAAAATCATTAGAGTTTGTTCTAGCCCATTTAGCACACTTATTCGCATCACCTTTAAAAGATTCAGCAATATGTTCACCAAACTTGTCTATAGGGTCTAAAGCTCCATATAATGTAATACAATGAGACTTACAGTATTCAATCCACTCACCAATTTCTCTTGGTATCCTTATTGTTATTTTCATGGTTGTTTCCCTTCTTGCAAGTAATGAATGAGAGTATCAAACCTCATACCTATTGAATAATCAGCTCCAGTACGCTGTGTTCTCTCTACATTCAAATCATTCTTTACTGTGGTAAGTTTCTTGTCTAACTCATTCACTCTATTCAGCATCAGCATTAGTGCTAGACTTAGGAGCAATAGTAGACACCCACTTACCAGACAGTATAGCTTCAAAAACTTTCTTTTCATTTTCTTCTGTGATTAGTCCTTTTCTATCTAGGGCTTTGATTGTCTGCATACGAGTTTTACCAAGCTGTTTTGCTTTTCGGATAATACGTCCAATCTCAATGTCAATAGTAGGTACACCTTCTTTAACATATTGCATCAAATCTACCTCAAATACCTCAGATAGTCGCTTAACATTCATAGCAGACGGTAAGTTATGACCATTCTCCCAACTAGCCACACGAGAGTTATTCTTATAACCTAATCGCTTAGATAGTTGCATTTGTGTCATCTTGTTTGAGAGACGTAGCTCTCTAATTCTTCTTCCTAGTACGCTCACTAATTGTATATCCTCTTGGCTTTCCATTGTAATGCTCAATTAGCACACCAAGCTCCACAATGAAATCTTTAAATTCAGGATACTCTTTAGCTAGTTCTTCCTTATTAGTTGACTTGACTGTGAACTTATTAGGTTCTACAGACCAACCAGTGCTTCCATTACCATATTTACAGAAGTAATGCTCTGATGGCAACTTAATTGCATAAGTTTTTTCAGATTCCTTCTCATTATAACGTCCACACAGAACAGCCAATCCTAATCGTTTAATTAAGTCTTTAATCTCATCAGCCTTCTTACCTCGTGCTAGACGGATAAACCAAGGCTGTGATTGTCTTGCATTAGACGTAAATACATAGTTAATGTAACCTAGTGTGCTAATTTTATCATGAATACTACTTGTTTGTAGTGTATTGAAAAATTTAATTTCTTCTTTAGAAAGCTCAGGTACTTCTACAGAGAGTGTAGCTCTATCTTGTTTAGGCTCTTCCTCTTCTCCATAATAGGCTTTCACTTTATCTAAATACTCTGTTTTAATTGTTTCCATCTTGCATGAAATAAACTTGTTTAAGATGAATGGTGTGATACCAATTTCTTTACTTAACTGAGCTTTGCTCATGGTCTCAAGACTTTTTAAAATTTGTTCTTTCATGTCTTGCTCCTTTCTACATATACTAGTTTAACCTATATTCGGATATTTGTCAAGAGGAAATTAGAGAAAATTTAAAAATTTTCCCTTTTATTTTCCATCTTCTTTTAATTGGTCAGTTAAGCAAGCACTGCAAGGAGTGACTTCATAGCCTAAAAACATAGCTAATACTTGATTAGCCACACGAGACTGCTCCAAGAATACAAACTTAACCTTATCATTAGCAATATCTACTTGCCAAGCTTCAAAGGACGTTATCACAGCCACGAGAACGTGTTTTAACAAGCACCAAAGGTCAGGGTTGCCATTATCATTAGCTTGTGATTTAAGTAGCTCCATAGCCCTTCTACGCTGTTCTGTGACTTGCTGTAGGGTCATTGTAATCTGATTCACTTTATCCTTTGTGTCATAGATGGCAATCTTGTCCTCTTCTGTCTGCAAGTCTGGTGTGTCTAGGTTATACCAAAACTTAATTTGGTCTTCATATTTACGGATAAGAATTTCAAGATGGTATTCACTAGCACCTAAGTGCATGATATTAGTAATAATATCCTCAGTAATACCAACTGAGCTGTTCTTGTTTACTGTCATGTATTAAACCTCTGTATTCATACCTCACAAAGTAGGTAGATTTAGTCTTATTGAACATGAGGTCATAGAAGGCATAGGCTTTCTCATAAGTGAGAAATAAATGCTCTTCTACTAATTCCCCATCAAAGTATTCGTCAACTGCGTACATACTCTCTAAAACCATTCTTGATAATGAACTTAGCCAATTCCTCAACCTCTGGTGTGTTAGCTGGATAGTGAATCTGTAGCTGGTCTCCTCTATCTCCCACAGCGTAAGTAAAGGCTATATTGTGTGAGACGTAGCGTGTTTTCATGAATGTCACAGCACTATTGTGCATGACCATAAAATCTATGTTAGATGGTAGTCTAAAGTTTAGCTTATACATTTCATCAAAACTTGCAAACACAGTAATCTTTTCACCGTATGTTTTATTGATATGCCTTAAGCCTTTTACAAACTTACACATCACATATTCTCTACCTTCCACACCAATCTCATATTTAGGTTCATAATCAATCTGGTTTCTACAGTAGTGCTCTACGTCTGCTTGAAAGCACAGTCTGTTCTTCTCTCTAAGCTCTTTATAGTCTTCCATAGAGTAACTGTACTTGTCATATAAGTGCATTAGTGTCCTCCCCAACATGAAGAAACTTCAACATCAGCCACAAGAGGGATAGGTACATCTAACCCTTCGACTATAGGAGGATTCTCCATAATTGATTGTAATTTAGGTATTAGTTCTTCTACATAGTCATCTTTAATCTCAAAGAGAATAGCATCATGCACAGAACCTAGTACATTAAATCTTGTGTGGTCTAGTTCCTTGCTGAATACAATCTCAGCTAAAGCACTGGTACATAGGTCAGACCCAAACCCTTGCACTGGTGAGTTAATGGCTTGTCTTTCATCAGCAGAGCGCTTCTTAAAGTCATATCCATTGATATTATCAAACCATCTCTTACGTCCAATAGGTGACTCTATATAACCATGTTGTCTAGCAAACTCCTTACACTCTTCATGCCACACAAGCAATCTAGGATAGGCATTAAAGAAATCAGCACGGATTTTTTCACTATCCTCTTGTGTAAGGTCTAGTCCATAACCTTTAGCATAGGTAATAAATGTTTTTGCAACCATTCCATATAAAAAGCCAAAGTTAGCACTCTTAGATTGAGTACGTTTTCTTTTCTGCTCTTCATGGCTTAACTCACTAGTATCACCAAACAGAAGCTCTGTAGTCTTACTGTGCAAGTCACTTCCTGATTGATAGGCATGTTGCATATTTAAGTCGCCTGATAGCCAACTAGCCACACGAAGCTCTAACTGTGAGTAATCAATTTCTGCTAGTTTCCAACCTGGTCTAGCTTCAATCAAGTTACGCACATAGCTGTCTTGAGGGCACTGTTGAAGATTAGGTGAATTACAAGTAGTTCTACCTGTTCTTGCTGTGATATTAAAACTAGGATAAATTTTACCATCTACTTGTAGGTCTTCCCATGATTCAATAAAGGTAATTAGTTTAGAGATACGTTTATATTCAAGCAAGGTATCCACACAGTCATTGCCTACATAGTTAGAGAGTGTGTCTATACCTATAGATGGTGCTCCCTTTTTTGTACGCTCAATTACTTTAAGACCTTGACCATAACCTATGATAGTTCTTTTCCACAATGGATTACTTCTTACATAAGTAGTTTTTTCAATAGTTCTTGCAAAAGCGTTAGCTTCTTTTCTAGTCTTAAATGTACCTATACAAGATTCTATTTTAGTGTAACCACCATCAGTATAATCATCAATATATACATTATACTCAGTGCCTAACCTCTCACCTTTTTCATCATATACAGGTATATCTAACTTCTCAAATAGAATCTTAGCTACTTGTGCATTAGAGTTCCAGTTTATGTCTCCATAGGTTAATAGTTTTTCTGTGTAAGGTTTAAGCTCTGCTTCTAGTTTCTCAAGCACCTCATGTCTTCTAGGACTGATAGGCACTCCACCTTTTTCAACCTCATAGTATGCTTTATATGCTCTCATTTCATGCTTAAATACCTTAAGCAAGTCATAACGTGCAATTTTCTTTTGGAAAATCTTCAAGAGCTTCATAGGATACAGTACATCATCAAGACCATAGGCTTTGAACTGTTCTGTAATTGTACCAGTTTTAGCTTCTTTGGAAATATCATACTTAACATGGAAATACTTCTCTGTGAGGGGTTTAAGACCTAACTCTTCTTCTCCACAAACGTGAGCAAGCACAAGAGTATCTAGCCATAAGTTTAAAGAGATGCCAGTCTTAACATAAAGGAACAGTAAGTCAAATTTACCATTGTGGGTAACTAGCTTACACTCTTGTAACTTACGCATGAGTGCTAGTTGTCTCTTTTTACCTAGCTTATCCCAGTTAAAAAACTTACGAGTATATACTTGTGTCTCTGTGTGAGTGAATCCTAGCTGAATTGAGGTAATAGCATGTCTGTGTCTATCAAGACCCTTTGTCTCAATATCCAAGCAAACTGGTTTTGAGGTGTCTATTGTATTTAACATTCATTCCACCCCAATCCTACAAGTAAATCTTCTACATAACCATTATAGAATCCTACCATGTCTCTTCCACAGTAGACCATCACAGAACCATACTGTGTGAGCATTAGTTTTGTAATCATTCTATCTTCATCTAGCAATAGTACCTCACTATACTCTAGTCCTAGACTCCCACTTCTTTTTGTTGGTTTTATTGATATAAGTGCCATACTATACCCCCATAGAAATTGCTTTCTCTAACCAGTATTGGCGAGAAGCTTTTCTCACAGATTTAAAGTATTCACTCTTTCCTCTCAATGAAGATGGCTTAGTAGGTTCAGGTTTATCTAGCCATTTTTCTAGATAAGGTTGTGATACCTTGCTATAAAGCTTTTGCTTTACATTATTCACAGCTTCCCATTCAAGCCAATCAATAGCTTCTTGGCTGAGAAAAGGGAACTTATGAATATACTGAGGTTGTGGGAACTTGTATTGTTTCAGATTCCTAAGAATATTGCTCTTCATGAATCCACTCTCAACATATTGGATAATGTATGATTGAATACTCAAGTCTTGCACTTCTGCATCATTTAGTAATTCCTCAAAGAACCACACAAGAGACTCACAACCATTATCCAATATATCCTCAAACCAAGGAAGGTCTGCATAACCCTTATATATCTTAGTCATCTTCATCACCTGCCAATACACCAAAGTCTGTCTCAGGAGCTTCATAAGCACTTTCTCCCTTGCGAGCATAGGCTTTACAACCCATGTTATCATCTACCACAAGGTCATACACATCTCCTGATTTATGGTTACGGAAATATGTAGTAAGGGTACTTGAGTTATTGGTTTTACGTTGAAGGAGAATCATAGACTCATACCAACCCTCAATGAAGGCTGAACCATACATATCAGCAGTTTGAATCTTAGCTCCACGCTCTAGCTTTCTACTGTGGTGAATCAACATCACAGCACAACCAGTATTCTTTGATAGTTTTGTGAGAATCTCTAACCGTTCTACAATATCTTGGTGACGGTTAATATCTCCACTACCAAAGAGCAAATACATAGGGTCAATGATTAAGAGCTTAATTTCTAACTCTCTAATGTCATTCTCTAACTTGTGCATTTGTTGCATGTTAATAGCATCTTCCACAAAATAAATAGGAGGAGGTGTTTCAGAACCAGTAATGGCATAAATCTTATGCTGTTCCATAGACAAGTTATTTTCGCCTTGAATAATCAGCACAGCACCTTGCTTAACTTCTCTACCATCAAAAGGCTTACCAGTAGCCACAGCACAAGCTAAGTTAAGGGCAAAGGTTGACTTGAAGGATTTAGAAGGTGCCCCAATAACTCCCACAGAACCATTCTCCCAGAAATCTTCAATGAGCCAAAAGTCTGTAGGGTCAAAAGGTTCAATCTCATCAACTCTGACGATATTAAACTTGTTCTTTTTCTTCTCCCCTTTTTGTCTCACAGTAGATAAGGTCTTACCCTTATTCTCCTCAATGGTTACTTTCTTAGGAAGCTCTGTAACAGCTTCTACAGCTTCTTCTTCACCTTCTTCTGATTTAGCAAAGGCTCTGTGTACTTCTGCATCTACAGTCTCTTCTGTGAACTTAGCCATCTTGTCAGGAGCATTTAAGAGTACAAACTTAACCTCTTCCTTACTAGCTCCACCAAAAATCATCTTCTGCTCTAATTTCCAAGCCCATTCAGACCTATCAATAGCAAGCTGATGAGTGAACTCAGGAAAGGCATTATACTCAGATAACACAGCATCTAAGTCATATTGGATATACTCAATACCCCCTTCATCAGCCATCTTGCGTGTAGAAATGTCTACGTCCTCTAGGAACTTCACAAATTCACGCTTACGGTACACAGTACCATCACCCTTCATACCACTAACCTTAAAGTCTGTAGCATACTTGTGATTCACAGTACCAGGGATTCGATAGAGATGTACAATATCCACACCACAAGGGTCAAAACCATACTTTTTAACAAGTTTTCTACACAGAACCTCATGCTCTTGTGGATTCACCTTGTTATCTAATACCCATACCCCTTGATACTTATTAGGACTTGTTTCCCAATAATAGCTAGGAGGTAGGTCTGTAGGAATAGGTGCTCCATCAATGTCTTGTGCAATGATATAAGTGTCTTGTGCATTGGTTTTCTTACGCTCTTGTCCACCCGTATGTGTGAATGATAAGTATAGGTCATACTTGTTTCTTAGAGCTTTAACTTGTGAACCAATATTTTTCACAAAGTGCTTTGCTTGTTCAAAGTCACGACTGAATCTATCCTCAAACTCAGGGTCTTCTTTAGCCTTACGCTCTAGGTAATACTTTTTATTTACCCCAAAGTTAACAAGGTCTTTTTCTCCAAAGTTTCGTTGTAAGAGTTCAATAAACTTATTCTTAGGCATATCCTTCTCCTTGTACAAAATAACCATCTCTAGGGTCTGCATCTTCTGGGATTCTTGACCTGATTGATAGTCTGTCATAATAGTCAAAGGCTTGCCACAAAGGCTCTAGTGTTCTCTTCACAGAGATTGAAGGGTCTAGCTTGTGTAACAGATTCTTAACTACCTTACTACTCTTCTGTCTTAGGAATTTAACAAAGTAAGATACCACAGACTTTAGCTTTCCCACAGAAGACTTAATGCTTTCAGTTTCCACAGCAGAACCTAGAACCTCTTCTGGATTTACCTCTTCCCCAAGGTATTCCACACAAAGCTCAATACATTTATAATGCTCATGTTTCTCTGAGTATACTTTAATCAATCCTAGCTCTTCTAAAAGGTTATAGTTATTGATATACGTTCTGTAATTTACATTTCCCATAATGTCCATTACATGCTCAGTAGTAAACTCAATAATTCTAGAGTTATTCATGAAATAGCTAGACCAAAACAATGCTAGTAACTGCACAGCTCTGAAAGGTAATTTCCAATCTGATAACCAATTAGTGTTCACAGAAAGATAATGCTCTCCAGCATAGCTACGGTACAATGTAGTATCTGTCACAATAGTTCGTCTACAGAAGAAATCATGGTTAGATTCACTGAAACGAGTATCCTCATAACGTTTAACCAATCCTAGCTTCACAAGACGAGTGATTGAGTTAGAGATTGTTTGTGATGAACATCCAAAAATATCCACAAGTTGCTGGTTAGTATAGTGAGAATAAACCTCTTTTTGGTCTTCCTTGGCAAATCCACACAGAAAGCTATACAAGAATATGTCAGATAAGTTCTTTAAATCTTTGTGCTGAAACATATTTACATGTACTTTGAAATACATAAAGTAACCTCTCATTCGTTAATTGATAAATCTAGTATAGCACAATCACACACAGAAAGCAATAGTCAACTACAAGAAATTTTATATTGTCCCCAAAAAATGTTTGTAGCTTGACTACGAACATTTTGCTTGGTCTAGGGTTTGGTATTTTAGTCATATGGTATGTATTCTTTTATCACATATACAAGTATACTAATTACTAGTATATAGTATATTATAAAGAAAACTTATATATCCACCAAAAGTATACATACGCTATAATATCTGTGTAGAATAAAGTAGACTATGTACTTATTTATCACATATACAAGAGTATATATAATATAAAGAAAACTTATATTTCCACCAAAAAGGTACATAACCTATAAAAGTTTTAACCTAAAAGAGTTTTTAATTTGCAAGATTCTGCTGTGTGTGATATACTTATAAGTACATAAAGTAACCTTAAAAGGAGAGCAAATTAGCTCTCCTTTTTTCTTTTATTCAACGTGTTGGTAAATCTTACCTTCAAGAATATAGTTTAATTGCCACATGTTTGTGAACTCAGCTCCAAGGCTATAAGCTAAGTCTAAACAGTCAAGTAGCTCTTCTTCATCATATCCTTCATCAATGAATCTATCAAAGATGTCTTTAGGTCTCATGAACTGTGACTTACACATTTCTGTGAGGTAGTCTTCTGCTTTTCCATAACCCTTACCTTTTACCCACAAGCTAGGTCTTGCAATCCCAAACTTAGGAGGGTAGTTAGTAAAGTCTGAGGTACGTGTGTATGTTGTTACTGGTTTTGGTGGTACATACTTAGCTACATACTTCCATTCGCTTGTGTCTTGTTCCTGTGCCCATTTAATGAACTTGATTAGTCCTTGTGTGTTATATTCATAGGCATCTAGGTTGATAAATTCGTCTGTGGTATGCTCATGGCGATAGCTTGCTGATACATTCACAATAGGCTTGTCTAAATGTGGCCCAAGAACTGCAACGTCTGTGTATGAACCTGTAGCCATTGTATAAGTTTTACCCAATTCATCAAAGATTTCCTTGTGTGATTCAGGGTCAAAATCATAAGTCACCATTTCATGCCAAGAACGCTTATGAACACCACGGTCAATTTGGATAAGCATAGAAGCCATTTTTAGCCCCTCTAGCGCATTTTCTTCTAATGCCTTCCTAGAACCCACACAACCCACTTCTTCGTCTGTAGTGAACAAAATATGAGGTCTGAGACCCATCTCAAGAATATCTAGGATAGTCTTAACTCCAACTCTGTCATCAGCACCCAAACATTGAATACTAGATTTACACTCAGGAGACAATAAGATATAGCGCTCTGTGACTAGAATATCTTGTACCTCTGGGGTACGGTCTTTTTCTGTGCTTGTAGTTGCTGTAGTTTGATAGTAAGTACCGTAGTTGTAGGTCTTGCGCTTAGTGTTGATTGTGTCTAGGTGAGCCACAAGACAAGGCTGATTCTCTTCTGAGCTAATAGCTTGAATCATGTAATCTGTTACCTTAATCTGATAACCATAATCAGCCAATACTTCTGGAAGCCATTCTTGCATTTCTGTTTGTGTTTTAGTTAGTACGTCAATAAATGTGTGTTTCATGTTAATTCTCCTTTTAAATCAATTCCAATAGTTCTTTAGTAAGTGGTGTTAGTTCTTTAACTTCTGGTGCTTTCTCTGTTAGTTGTACACCAGTAAAGTTCATGTATTTTTGTTTCAATGCTCTTAGCTCAAAAGTATCTAAGCGGTCATAGAGTGTGCTTCGTAGACTCTCATTGTTACTAATGTAGTGTAGCATATCTTCTTTACCATAGTCTCTGAAAAGCTGTGCTGTACCCCATTTAGCGTATTCATTCTTAGCTTGGTTAGCCCAAAAGTTGATATTATTATAGTGTGGGTCATCATAAGATTTACAGTCAATATTCATACCATAGATTTTAGAAAAGTCATCTACTTTCTTGTTAAAGAAGATACACAAGAGGACTGTAGTAAATTCATAGCATGCTTTGGCTCTTGTACCGTTAAAGTCTGCATAAGTACCAGCATGAGCAATATCGCTGTCTTTTCTCAAGAAATAAGTTCTCATAGCTGGGTATAAGGCATATCCATTATCTTTTGTATATCCTACAGAATACCCTTTGAGGTATTCAAATCCGAAAGCTCTTAACACAAGATGAGTATCAGAACCAGCGCTACTATCATACTTGTTACAGCTATCGTTGAAAGCCCAATCGTCCACAAGAGCTGGGATATTAAAGTCTGCTTTATCTACCCACAAGTCTCTTGCACGAAAGACACTATTGCTAATTGTGGAAATGTTAACCTTGTTCCAATCTTCCCACCAGAACTTAACCTCTCCAAAGTGACGGATTTCTTCTTCTGTGTAGTCAATACCAGCCTTTTTAAGCTGTTTAGCCAACTTAGGAGCATTTTTTGATTCATCTAAATCAAGACCAAAGTAGTCTTTTACCATGCTTGCATAAGTAATTTTTACTAAATTTTCATTGATTCCTTGAATCTTTTTATCAAATTTCTTAGACACATAACCTTGAAACTTGCCTAAAATGTCTACTTTATGTCCATCAGTAGTATACCTTTCATTAGTGCTTCTCATAAGCATGTAAGAGAACACTTTAGGGTATCTGTTTAGGTTGTTATCTGAAATAAATCTTTCAAGGTCTTTGATTTTATTCTTAGGCTCTGTGTAAGCCACACCTTCATTTTTCTTACGGTAAATCAGTGAGTCAAGCACTTTTAAAAGCTCTTCTTTGTGGTCTTCATACCACTTTTCAGGATATGTTAAAAGTGTGCGTTCCTTATCCAATCCCACAAGAACAGTAGGAATAGGACTAGTTAGGTAAATATCATTGAAAGTATATCCACTAGGGAATAAGCTTTGATACTCTCTTAGTTTATCTACTAAATCCCATTGACGGATAATCTCAACAAAATCTGTATGACTGTTTAAGGTCTTAACAGCTTCCACAAAGTCAGCTCCATAACCTTCAATGTCTGCTGGTGCTTCAATCTGTGCAAGCTTTTCAGCAAGCTCTTTGTTTGTTTTTACCTCTCCCACAAGCTCCTCAAACTCTTTCTTTGATAGCATTGATTCCTTGAATGTTTCCATATTTTCTTTTGATACTGATTGCATTTTCATTTTCTTCTTTCCTTTACCTTATAATATACATAATTCTTTCACACCGATAAGTTCCCCATGCTTATAGAATTTTCTACCTGTGATATAAATCTTATCTGTGTATCCTAGCTCTTTCAAGCACTCTGCTGTTATCTTAGATACAATAATACCATCATACTTATTCAGCAATTCTTGCATTTTACGCTCTGTGATATTAGACCTATAATATAACTTAGTTAGCTTGATTCCTTCGATTTTTTTCTGTCTTCTTAGTGTAACCTCAGCTCTCAAAGGCTCTTCCGTCTCACAAGGCTGTATAGTGGTTACTACTGTGCCATGTCTATCCACAATGTAAATATCATGACCTGTTAAGTTTGCAAGCATTAGATATAAAACCTCTCTTCAAATATAATGTCATTTACATGGTATTCTGAGTACCAATCACCATCAGCTACTTCAATATAACCTTTATTTTTATACTTTTTAAATTCAACTAACCTACTTAATCCCATAATTCCAATCATTTGACCAGCTTTTAATACTTTAAAACTTGGTACTAGTTCAAAATATCTCTCTTTTACGTCATATTCTGTTAAATCTGATTGGTCAAAGGCTTGTAGTAATAAGCTACCAAAACTATCATAACCCTTAACTAAGCAAGGTCTATGATAACTAGTCACTCTATATCTATCATCAGTACACCATACAATGTCACCTTCTTTAAACATAAAATATTTCCCTAAACCTTTCTACCTCTTGGATTTTAAATTGTTTTACCTCATTAAAAGAGTCTCTACACTTTATAAAATCACAATCAACATACGCTGTAAAAACTAGCATTTCCTTAGATTCTTTGTGGATAAGTTTATCACCTGGGTCAAGTATTCCACCTTCTGGAACAAGCTCAAATACAGATTCTTGCACTGTGAAGGTGCTACCACTATCTATAATCCTAACACGCATACCTTCACTATTATAGCTCAATACTTTGCAAGGTCTATGATAGAAAGTCATTGAATATCCACTATTTTTAGCCCATACTATATCGCCAACCTTAAACATAGAAACCACCCCTTCTTACTAACTTAAATATAGTTAGGTTTGCATGTTTTCTCTTACCTACATCTAATTTACCATTAGAATCCTTTAAAATTTCAACCCAACCATAATTAGAATTATCTTCATCAATTTCTAAAACTTTACAAATTAAGCCTTGTTTATAAAATAATACATTTTTGGTTAGTTCAATTATGTCCCCAATATTAAACATAGAAATCTCCTTTCCCTACCTCTTCTACAAGCTCTGAATACCTATAGAGTATCATCTTATCGTTTTTATCATTTACATTTATAGCAAAGGCAAGAGAACCCCCAACGTCTACAACTTTAAATATAAGACCCTCTTTATGCCTTCCAATGTTGCGTATGCACCTAATTATCATATCTTTTTCTATTTTCATTATCCAAGAACCCTCTCAAGCTGTCTAAACTTAACAGCAAAAGGTAAATTCAATGCCTTCTGTAAATCCTTACCAAGCAAGAAAGGAGGCTCTTCTTTGTGGTCATAACTGTATAACACAAAAACCTCAATCAGAAATGTGTCTAATACCTCAGCAGTCACACGCTTATTTCTAGCAGTTTGCCAAGCATTTTTTAAAGTTCTCTTATCCATTATTCAACCTTTTCTATATTAAAACTTTCAATTTTCCCACTATCTAACTCTGGGTACACTTTATAAATTCCATTATCTGCAATAAATCCAACTTTAGATACATAAGTCATTTTCACATTAGGGAAAACCATAATAAGACCCTCCCTGACACAAGTTAAAGTGTTACCTAGTATAGTTACCTTTGTTCCGTTATTTGCTGTGTATTCTCTCATTTTAATGCCCTCCTAGTCTGTAACATACATGAATTGTAAGGCTGTGACAACCACAAATCCACAAAGAATCATCAGCGAAAAAGTGTAGTTTAGGTTAGCTAACACACTATACCCCAAGAAAGAAGGCAAAGCCATAAATTTTAGTAATTTCATTTTTTTAATTTTCATTTTGTTCTATTCCCATTCTAATTTTTAATTGTTTGTAAAACTCTTCATAACTATAACCCATGTAAAAAGTATTTATAAAATTATCTAATACAAAGAACTCAAAGTATAAAAAGTTTATATCTTTTAACATTTTTACATATCCAAAAGGGCTAGCTTCAACCTCTAATAATTTTCCAGAAGGACTTTTGAAAATAGCAGAACCCCCAAAGATATGAACTACCAGCATTTTATCATATCTACTCATATATTTACCTCTAGCATAGCCCTAGAAGGCTCTCACAAGCCCCCTACAGCGTTTTAATACAGTTCCCCAATACTCATCAGCTCCCACTCAGAAAAATCAACCTGAAGCACCTCAGGGGCTTTTGTGATTCCATTGTATACTACAATAAAATACCCTTTTTCATTGTAGAACTTGCTCAAAATCTCAGCGTCTTTCATTTCTGCTTTCAAGCTAGTTTCTTCTACAGATTTAGTGCTTTCTTGTGCTGTATCTTTACTATTTACCCCAACAGTAACAAAGTTGACTGCTATAAATACCCAAGCGTAAAACAATACCAAAGCAATGCCCAAACCCTTTAATAATTTCATTTTAATTTCTCTACTTTCTTTTTTTGTGTTAGTTGATTATACTTATACAGTTTTTCAATTTCTTAAATCCCAAGGGGTAAAATTACCCCCTTACACTCCTACTAATTCAGCTAACCAGTTATCAAAATTAGCTACTTGTGTTTCCTCATCATTCCATTCAAAGCCTTCTAAGTATGTGCTATTTGTAACTAACTTGATTCGTTTGTTTTTATAACCCTCTATAGACTTAACAGAAACATGTACTAAATAATTCCAACCTTCCATGTCATTAAAGTCTAATAGTTCCACCTTTGTAACTTTATAGCTTTCTATCTTGTTATTCCCTTGTAAAAACTCTACAACGCAATTTGTGCTATAAAAATTTGCCATTTTCTTTTCTCTCTTTCTTATTCTTTAATAGTTAGGTAAGGGGAAAGAATCCCCAAACCTTTAAATCTTATAAATGTTAATGCTTTCAGCTTTTATGGTTGTCTTATTGTGTTTATACTTGATAGGATTCAAGAAAGTTTCTTCAATCAATTCACAAACTTTTTTAGAGTTATTACAAGCTATCAGAATCTCATATTTTTCAAAGATAAAGCTTACATAGTTTTCTTTTGCTGTGACTCTTCTACCGTCTAAACGTGTAACAGCTTTGTAGTTTATTGGATATTTACCAATTCTTTTTACAGAGCTTAATTCATCAATTATAACGCTAGTATAACGAGTTTTAAACTCAAGCATAAATTAAACCTCTATAGCCTTTAGGCTATTCCCTTCGATTTTATTATATTTTGCGTTAGTACAGTGCTATCTTCTGACTATTCCCCCTTTTTATAGCTTTATAGGGGCAATCTGTTTACTTTTTCTTCTGGTCTGCTTTTTGCAATGTTTTAAGCAAGTCTAGAAAGCATATCCCTTACATTAAGAGGGCTTTGACTAGTATTATAATGCTTAATATGATTGTAGCACTTTAGAAGAGTATAGCCCCCAATCCCTTGCAAGATTGGCGCTAGGCTTGAACCTAGAAGGCTTTAAATAAAGTCTTTAGTAGTTAGTTGAGTGTATCCACGTTGTAGAAATCTATCTCTTAAGTCTCTAACCTGTTTTTGAGTCATTCTTTCCATAACTCTGTACTCTGCTCTATGTAGAGATACACAAGTAGAGTTGCTTTGTCCAAATACAAAGGTTCCATTTTCAATGTCTACCATCACAAATAGGCAATAGCCATATTGAGAATAACGAGAGGTGTAAAGCTCTGTATTTGCATAATTGAAATTAGGTGTTTTCATGATTTTTCTCCTTTGCCTTTTAGGCTTGTTTTATTTTATGTATTTATTATAAACTATTTCAGTTTATTTGTCAAGAGATAAGTTAGAATAATTTAGAATATTTTAGTTAATAAATCAACGTTTCTAGACTATTTTCTGTTATCTTTTAACTATAACTATTATATCATTAAGAAATAGGCTTGTCAATAGAAATTTAACAATTTCTTGCGATAATTTGCGATATTTTAAAATAATTTTTAGTATAGTAAATGAAATAATTTTTAGTATAGTAAATTAAGGAATTTTTCAAGAGAGAAGAATGAGGGTAAAGCATAGAGAGACAAGGATAATTTGATATATATAAGCGAGTGCTATAGCTTAAGAAAGTCAAGTATTTACGTTTTTATTTTTGGGGTTTTGGTTTGGTTAGGTATGATTTTGGTGGTAAATTATATTTGACATCTATATAAATGTATTTTATTTACCCTTCCATTCCAATCAATTAGCCTAAAAGCAGTATCATGTTAGGGCAAAGGCAATGGCAATTAAAATTTAATATAACAAAAGGGGTGATTAAAAAATGGAACGAGGGAGAGAGGGCTTGGTTTTCTCTATTCACCAACAAAAGGGGTGATTAAAAAATGTGTTACCTACTACCCTACCCAAATTCCCCTATTCACCTATAACCTAAATCATTCAAAAACATGCTACTCCATATAAATATTCTATATTATCCTAAAGCGTAATAAAAAAGACCATAGGTAATTCCTACAGTCTCTTGAGCTGTATCTTCTGTTCTTTAAAGTAGTCTAGTGTTACATTCCTCTTATGACTAGGCTTCTTGGCATAATACTCTACTGTATTGAGAACAATGGTGTATAGCATATCATAAGGGTCAAATCCTACCTCATTGGCTATGGTGCTAATGTAATGTGTCATACTAGGTGATGTGGTATAGAACATACTCATATAAGACTTATAATTAAGCCCCATAGACTCTAGCTTATGTGATACTAGTACACCATACTTCTTAAGAGCCATTGTGGTTCTCTGTTGAAGGCTGTTTATGTACTGTGGAGCTTTTCCACTCTCTTGTGTAATGTATTCTGAAAGTAATGAAGAATAGGCATCATAGAGCTGTGAGTAGCTTCCTCTATGCTCATATATGTAATCACCTATCATTACTCCACTAGGTATAGATTTACCTGTTAGGAAAGGTATTAGCTTTGTGTATCTACTTTCTTTTGATAGCCACTCATAGAACTCTTGTGGTAATGAACTAGGTACAAGTAAAAGTGGTTCTGTGGTGTTGTTGTATAGGTTATACACAGTAGAGTAAAACCAATTAGCAAAGTCTTGGTCTTTAAGCACAGGGAGTAAGTAGTCCACAATAAGCCTTGATTTCTTGTGTGGGGAAGAAAAGGAATTGGATAGCTCACAGAGCTCTTCTGTGGAAAGGTTAAGCTCTTCACACAGCCCTTTAGCTCCTCCAAATAGCTTGCTTACTGTGTACATTGGTCTTTCGCGATAGGTTAGCTGATGCACAGAGACCTTGTAGCGAGTTTTAATGAATTTTTTGACTTGAGTTTTTAAGTCTTGGTCTACTAGTGCTTTATCTTCAAATTGGATAGCAAGTGTGTATTCTTCCTTTGTGGCAAAGGTAGTTCCACGTTCTTTTTTATCACTGTCAAAGTGCCAAATAATTTTTGTGTTCATGATTAAGTCCTCATAGAATAGTATAGCACAGTCGAAAATAAAAAGCAAGAGGTAAGTGTAGATTATTCTATTTATCCTTTTGTGCGATATGTAGAATATGTACCTTTTTGATGGAAGTATAAGTTAGCTATATTATATACTATATACTCTAGTATATATACTAGAATACTAGTATTCTTGTATAAGCAATAAAAGATTACATAATAGCCCTCTGATAGACCAAGCAAAATGTTCGCAATCGAGTTGCAAACATTTTTTGGGGACGATACAAGCTCCGCACAGTTGAGTGTATTTATAATTACCTCTTGACATTCTCTTCTGTGTGTGTTATAATTTATTCATGGTTAAGATTTTATCTCTTGACCTTTCCACAAAGAGTTCTGGCTACTGTGTGATAAGTAATGGTTCTGTGATTGATTATGGTACTATAAGCTCACAGGATAAAGACTTTACGGTGAGAGGTCAATACATGGCAGAATTTGTGAGATTGCTCTGTGAGAAGTATGGAAAGTTCGACAAAGTAGTGATTGAAGAGCTTAAAGTCATCTCAAATCAGAAAACACTAGTGATGTTAGCGATTGTGCAAGGAATGGTTCTTAGAGAGCTTAATAATTCTCTTGTGGAATTTGTATCACCTACTGTGTGGAGAAAGCAATTCTCACTAAATGGCAAACGAGAGGAAGCCAAACGAAAGGCTATAGCTCTGTGTACAAGCCTAGGGTATAAAGTCAAGAATGATGATGAAGCAGAAGCGATTCTCATTGGACTTTTCACACTTGACAAGTTTGTTTCTGTGTGATATACTAGATAACGAGATTATAGTTCCCTCCCACCATAGGCGAGAATGGTGTGGAACATTTCCTTTGGCATAATCGCCAAGCCTCCTTTCAAGTTTTTCCTACAGAGTTATCCTTTCCTCTGTGGGTTTTGTACGTATGGCGAAGTGGTAACGCTGTGCTCTGCAAAAGCACCATTCGTGGGTTCAAATCCCACTACGTACTTTTGGTTGATAGGTATCACTCTTGTGAATACTAAATGGTGGTTATTCCCACCATATACACTCTTAGCTCAGTTGGATAGAGCATACGCCTTCTAAGCGTAGTGTCACTGGTTCAAGCCCAGTAGGGTGTATTAAATTTTTAGAAAGGTAAAGATAATGGCTAGTAAATCAAAATTATACTCTGAGACTATGAGAGAGTTAAGCTTGCTTGATGAAAAGTCACTAGAGCTTTACCAAATGCGTTGGGGTCTAATTGACGTAGATGAAACATTACTCAGCGAAGTTGGCTTTGAGGTCTATTCCCAAATTCCTCCTTGCACTCCAGTAGCTAGAAATGCAATGTTACAGATTATGGCTTCCTTCGAGGATAGCTATGAGCGTAAAGAGTGGGCTGACCGTATTGAAGGTAAAGCCACACAAACTACAGTCAATGTGAACCATGATACTAAAGATGGTGTTGATGAGCTTAAAAACTACACCAAAGCCAAACTTGACGAGTTGTTTGGAGATATGTAATGGCATCACACAGTCCTAGAGAAGACCTCTTCCAAAAGCATTATGATGATATAGTATCCTTACTTGAAGCCTTTGTTAACTCCGTTGTAGTGAGTGGAGATTACCTAAGTGCTGAATCTTCCCTAATTGGGTACTTGATTGACATGTATTCCACTGTGTTCTTAGACGAGATTGATTATATCCTTGATGCGCTTGGTGTAGATTTAGCACCAGAGGAAGTAATCGAAATTAGAAATGGTGTGAATACTTCTGCTTTTGCAAGAAGCAACTATGGCAGACTGAAAGAAATCTTAGATGCTCATGCTAGTGACCTTAGAGCTAAGTTGATTGATTCTATCGATACTGTGAGCTTTGATGATATTATCAAAGAGTTCAGCAGTAACCTAGAGCGATTGGCTTTAAGTGAAGTTCAAATGGGTATTGAAAAGGCTTCTGTGGAAAGTGCCAAGTTATTTGAGCTTGTTACAGAAAACTCCATTCTAAAAACATGGAACTGTATTGGGGATTCTAATACTTGTCCTACTTGTTTGGCTATGAATGGACTGACTATACCTGTAACAGAAAGTTTTTCAACAGTAGCTCCTTCTGTGGGCATTGTTGAGCAATTAAGCTATACTGGAGGAGATATAGTCTATGCACACCCAAGATGCAGATGTTGGGTCACTTATTCAAAAGCGTAAGGTACTCTCCAATCGTGAGAAGTTATCTATACTTCTTGACCAAGTAACCCCACAAGACCAACTTAGAGATGCTGTGAAGGGTAAAATCCCTAAACACTTTAAGCGTAATACCATTCGAGAAAGACATGGCTTTGAGAAAGAGCTTGAATATTACAAGTTAGGGTTTACAACAGCCCTTTCTGAGTTTAATTTAGAGCTTTGGTGGTCTCAAGCAGTACAATTTGGAGCTTTCTTAAGTGGTGATTACAAGACTGGTTACTGTGTGGCAACTCCTCGTTATGGTAAGTCATTCTTGTGTGGAATTATGTCTAACCACTTTGCCTATGAAGGTGAAAACTGTTATGCTGTAGGTTCAACACAAGAATATTCTGGTATCATTATCCAACACGCAAGAGAAATCTTGGTAAATGCTCACCCTGATGTTAAGGCTATGCTCTCGTTTGATGAGAAAGACGTAACAGCAGTAGATAAGCGACTTAAACGTGGTCTATCCTCATTCTCTAGTGAGGGTTTCACCTTCCGTAATGGGGGTAAATTGGAGGGTCTTAGTGCTGGTTCTAACTTCACTGACCCATCTAAAATCCACGTCATTGGTCGTGGTGGTAATATGTTTGGAGATGAAGCATCAGATATTTCACCTATAGCCCTTGGTCACATGGGTCGTAGGGAGTTTGAGTCTGATGATGGACGTAAGCTCATTATGTATCTAATCTCTAACCCTCGTTCACTTAACAACTTCTATGACTTCATGACCAATGAGGACTTAGCTGATGATGAGTTTGTAATGTGGCTTGACGTTGTGACAGCCATTGAAGAGGGTAGTATCAGGTACACCAAAGAAGAGCTTATGCGTTCACAGTTCACCATTACAGAGGATTCTATTCGTGAAAACCTTCTGTGTGAGTTTCCTACAGAGCGTTCAGCGTTCTTTGATTCATCACCTAATGTGCTAGATTCCTTTGACCCTAAATCAGAGGAATATGACTACTTCATTGGTGTGGATAGTGCCTATAAAGGTGCTGACAGTATTCAAGTTACTGTTACTGTGGTAGATAAGCATAATCACTTCACTGTGCTAGATACGAAAGATATTAAGCCTGCTGAGTGGATAGATGGTATTACTGCCATAGAGATTGTTGACAAGATTGTGACTCTAGCTAACAGACTCAATGCCAAAGCTATTGGTATAGATGCTGGTGGAGGAGCACATATTGTACAACCATTGAAAATGAGAAGACTAGGTGGAAAGCTAAAGTGTCCTGTGTATGACATTAACTTTGGTGGAAAGCCTACAGAAATTAAAGTATTGGCAAAAGACCCTAGTGCTGAATATGCCTATAACAGAAGAGCAGAGATGCACTTAATGTTAAGAGGTATGATGGAAGCACAGAGGGTATCCTTTGTTAAATCTGTGTGGGATAGTATTAGTCGTCAAATGTCCTTTGTGTCTGAGATTCAGAAACCAGAGGATAGATTGGTTAAAATACGTCCTAAATCAGAAATTAAGAAATTGTTAAAACACTCTCCGGATGAATTGGATAGTGTGTTGCTATCATTACATGTAGCTGAGTTATTCTACCTTGGAGGTTCTTAATGAGCTGTGGAAAGTGCAAAAAAGATGACTGTGGTGGCTCTTGTGCAATGGATAGATACTTCAATGCTGAGTATAAAGATAGACTAATTTTTCAGAGTTCAGGTTTTAGAGGAGCACCAGTAAGTGAGAATCTAGAAGACATTGAAAGATTAGCTCTTGACCTTCCTGATGTTGATTATATCCTAGATAATATTGTGAACTACATGTTTACAAACTATCTAACCACAGATGACTACACTAAGGATGAAAAACTCAGAGAGTATCTCTATGCACATAACTACAATGGTCAGAGAAACTATGATGTATTAAAACAAGTAGCCAAAGGCTATCGTAAATATGGTTATTATGGAATCCTAAATACTGGTGATGGTCTTGTGGGAGTTCACCCTAAAGATATTCTCGCTTGTGTGATTGATTACCCTAAGATGCCTGTGCTTAGACAGACCCTTACATACTTGATTAAAAACAATAATATCTTTGTGACACCTTATGACCGTAAAACAGGGAATCCTAGAGTAGCTAGTGATTATTCTGAGGACGACATTAAGCAAATCCTTAAAGACCCTGAACGGTTCAAGAAGGAGGTAATGGTTGTTACAGAAGACCAATTCGCTTGTGTGAGGTTAGATACTTCCCAAGTATTCTGTATGTCTCCCTTACTTAAAGACCGTAAGCGTGTTGAACTTATCCTCAATATCTTGAATCGTATGAACTATGATATTTCTAGAAACGGTATTGGTACGATTGCTTTGCAAGCCAAGGATACCCTAGAAGAGCAGATTGAGGAAAGTGTAGAGCAAGGTACGTCCTTTGGAAGTGGTGATTTACTTGATATGGGTAGACAAGCCAAAGAAGAGCGTAACAAGAAGATTGTGGAAGATATGAATGCTTTTGCAGAAAAACTCTCTGAGACAGAGTTCAATGATGCCATTGTGTATTCAGGAAACTTCCAAAATCTTGAGCAACTTGAGCGTGATACCAAAGCTACAGATTTCTTGGACTACCTATCGCAGTATGTTCCAGCTATTATCTGTCAAATGTTTGGAGTTCCAGCACGTCTCTTTGACCTTAACAAAACTGTATCTAACATTGGTACTTACAGTATCATTGACAACTCTATGAAGAACACTATTATTCCAATGCGTGACCATTTCATAGGACAGATTGTTAAGTTGCTCCAAAATGCTACAGGGCTTGACTCACATATTAAGTTTGATAGTTATGAGTTCACAACTAACTATAACTACAATAACGACATTTATATCCTTGATGTTTATGATAGATTGAAAGGTATTGATGATGATATGGCAGAAGCCTATTTGAAGAAAAATTTGATTGTGTAGGTAAGAAATGACAAGTAAGATTATGAGTATTGAGGAGCTATCAAAACTCCAAGGTAACTTCCAAGATGCAGTCCAAAGTGATGCTCCTGTGGCTATCCAAACAGCTACAAACTCTGTGGTAAATGGAGATAGCACAAAGATTGGAAGTATTACTCCGAAAGACTATACCGTGACTTTATGGTTGCCTATTGTTGGTCAAGCTCCTGCTGGAGCTGAGATTGTACAAGATGGTAAAGCCTATGTACAAGAGGTCACTGCTAAAGAAAAGTATATTACACCTCGTATTGCTCGTAAGGTTCGTAACTATGCTTCAATCATCTCTATTGCCTTCACAGACTTTAGAGAAGATGGCTCTACAGAAATCTACACACCAGATGATTTATTCAAAATCTATGAGGTGTTTGATGATAATGTGATTGATGCTTGTGAGAAATTGGTAGGAGAGGTTCTAGGTATTCCTGAACACCTTACAGCTTATATCACAGACGTATCACTTATTGAGAACTGTGGAAAAATCCTAAGAGAGAACCCTTCGTTTTTTCAAGTTGATTAGTTACCTAGTCCGTTATAACTGGGCATTTACTCAAGGGGCAATTAAGCCCCTAGATGAGTATAAAGGTCTAGCTTATGAGGATATGGTAGTAGTTGAGCTTGATGATGTAGAAGAAATGGCTCTCACTCTGTGTAAAGAATATAATATGGACTATGGCTATGTTCTTGATAGAATGTACTACCCTGATGTCACTGTGATTTATGCTAAGTTGGCTAATGAAAAAGCATTCACAAGTTATAATGATTACTTAAACCTAGATGAGCAAAGTCAAGGCAAGTTTGTGACAGACTATGGTAAGCCTAAACCTTATGTATATCAAATCCTATCTGTGGATAAGCAGAGAGCAAATATTGAAGACAAAAAAGACGGACTTAGAAACATGTACCGTCATGGAGGAAAACTAGATGACTAACCTTATTTCAGACGTACTTGGTTTCTTAGATGAGAAACGTAGCAAGATTACTCCTGAATATGTACGTTCTGGTAAACCTGTATATACTCTTCGTAAGTATGCAGAGATTACAGACCTTGATGCAGAAGTGCTAATCAACGGTGGAGAGATGAACGTTACACAAAAGATTCCTACAATCGGTGCTAACGGTAATATGCTTCGTACACCTCGTACTTCTTACGCTGTGAACGTAGACGTAGCCTTTGACAATCGTGTGAAAGTAGCTACAGAAACACTAGAAGATGGCTCTACTGAGAAAGTATACACCTTTGTGGTTGACCAACGTGCCTTGATGGAACAATCATCAGGTCATATCTATGCTAACTATGTTATTGGTTATGTAGTAGGTAATGGTGCAAAAGATGGTAAGAAACCTAAACCAGAGGTTCGTGGAGTTATCCATATCAAGGAAGATGAGTTCATTAATGACTTTGATACTACCTTTGATACACAAGCAATGGAAGATATTATGGATATTATTAACAAGTATAAACTTGAACATGGTACTGCAAAAGTAATTTCTAACATTGAGTTCTAACTAAAAGTCATGAGAGTTGTCAAACTCTCTTTTTTTGTTATACTATTATTAGAACATTCATGGAAAGGAGCATATACATGGCTACGATTAAAGTTCCAATTATGCACTTAAAACTAGAAGTTGCTGGTGAGACTAAAGAGTTCAAATCACCATTGGCAGAAACAATTCTAGCACAAGTACGCAAAATTGTAGTTGGACATGAGCAGATTCAGTATTATGATGTAGAAGCTAACAAGTTCAAATCATTCACTTACTGCTGTGGAGATAAATACTCATTCGACTACACTGTGGAAGAAGTTAAGCTCAAAGATACTGAGTTTGATTGCTATGGTTTCCCTATTACATACGCTGGAGATAAATAATGGAAGTTAAAACAGTAAGTCAAACTTACGAGGAATACCTCCGTGAAGTCCGTGCAAAGCAATTTGGACGTGAATCTGATGTCATCTCTAAGATTACAGAGGGCACATTAGTTAAGGTGGTAGATAATGAGTAAGTTTAGGGTTGCTCGCTTTCTCCAACGTGATTTAGTAGTTCGTGTAAACTTCTTAAACGAACGTGGTATTATTCAAAATCAACGCAAGTTCTTTGAGTTCTACCCAGATAACAATCAAGAGAGCAATGGTTGGTATACAACTACTGACCAAGTTCTTCTTGAAAGTATTAAGGAAGCTACAGAACAACTACCTTTCACACCAGAAACAGAAGCAGGGTTGAAGAAAGATGGAGTTCCATACGAGTATTCATACTGTGCATCTTGTGGTGGTAAGAAAGTGAGAAAATTAAAGTACAATTTGTTTGAGGTTATTGACTAATGCCAGTTAAAACACAGATAGCAGAGAGAATTATGAATGAAATCAATGAGTACATTGAGAAGAAAGATAATCTTGATGCAATGATGAACCTCTCAGCTAATAAGCAAGAGGTAGAACGTCTGTCTGTGGATAAGGTTGATAATTCAGAAGGGTACATGACACTACTATCAGAGGGTTCTGTGCTCTATACAGACGACACTATTCGTTTGTATTTGTGTAAAGGTACACTCAAGAAATGGTATGACAGTATTGATGGTACTTTTGAAGGATATGTCTCTACAGGTCATAGAGATTTAAACTCTTACCCTGTTAGAGAAGGTTATTTTAAGAAATCAGACCTTAAATTGGTACAAGATGAGAATGGTCGCTATGACCTATTGGTAAAACCCCATGTAAATCTAGAATTGAGCAACGTGAAAGACCTTATCTTACAAGATGAGCCTTTTGCTATTTCATCAGAGTTTCTGTGGTATGCTAAAGAGATACAAGACAGTGACATTGAAGAATATGCCAAGCTAGTTGTTTATAACATTGAGCATGGTGGTGATATTGACGTACCAATCACAGACGAAATTGAAATTACAGGATTCTCCTTTGTGGGAAATCCAGGAAATGCAAAGAGTGGTGGATATGAACCATCACTACTAGTAAGAAATGAGGAAGAACACTTGAATAAGAAAGAAATTCTAGATAAAGTGCTTGCTCACCTTTCAGCAGAAGTAGCTCCAGAAGAAGCAGTTACAGAAGAAGTAGTTGCTACAGAGGAAGTTGTAGAAGTTGAAGAACCAGTAGTAGAAGAAGTTAAAGAAGAAACTGCTGTGGAAGGTGATACATTGGCACAAGCTATTGCATCTATTGAAGCATTGAAAGCAGAAGTTGAAGAACTTAAAGCAGAAAATACTGAATTGAAAGCTACTGTGGCTCAAAAAGAAGCTAATGAAAATGCTGTAGATGCACAACTAGCTAAATTGGCTACATTGTTGGATAAAGCTAACCCTGTAGTAGAAAAAGCAGAAATCAAAGAAGAGCAACCTGTGAACCGTTTTGGACGTGTTCGCTTTGGAGGACAATAAAGTGAGTACAACAACTAATTTTGATATTTTGTTGGGTGAAGCTATTGACAACTTGTATGAGCGTACTAAAGCCCAACTAGCAACTAAAGAAAACTTCACTAATGAAGATGGTAAAATCCCATTCGGTATCTCTCGTGACTGGTCTAAAGCAGTACCCTCACTAAGAGAAGTTGGTATGGGTGATGAGCTAGTTAACGACATTCTTAAGCGTTTTGAGCAATCAAGTTTTGGTGCTTTGAGACAAGCTAAGAACGGTGACTGGATTATTGAGGGAATTACTTGGGGAACAAAAGCTCCAGACTTTGCTAATGACAATTCTGATGCCTGCTGTTTTACTGAGAAATTCACTATGCAAGCTACTGGTGATGCTACTCCTGTACGTTACCTATGTTTTAAAGACTGTGAAACTCGTCTTGACCGTTTGATGAAAGACAAGATGCACTTCAAACAAGGAGACCTTATCAATATCTTCCAACGTTTGGGTATGTCTTATGAAGAAGCAGAACAATTCATGGCATGGTACACATTCGCCTTTATCGTTCAACGTCATATCGTTCAAGGTATGTTGAACTTTAGTGGTCAAGGTCTACGTCCTTTTGCTGGTGTGGCTGAAATGATGTCTCACCCAGGTGTAACTCCTATTGATGCTTCTGGTTCAGTTATTGGTGCTTTCCGTCAAGTAGCTTGCTACCTAGATGTATTGGATAACCAATCAGCTCGTTACAAAATCTATGTACACCCACTAACTCTTCGTGGAATCAAAGCTGAAATTGTGCCTGGTAAAGATGGTAAATTACCTCAAGGTTGGTCTGTGAACGGTGAGTCTATCTCATTCAAAGATATTCCATTCGGTGTATCTTACCACTTGCCTTATGACCTTGAACAAACAATGACTGGTGAAGCCTATGTAATTGACTTGGCTCGTGTAGAAGCATTGACTCAATACGACTTGTTCGTACCTCAATCTTCAATCCACACAGTTCGTACAGAAGATGTTTCAAAACCAGGGTGTGAAGTAATCTGTGACAAGTATGAAAACTTCGGTTTGGTACATACTAACTCACATATCTCTCACCTTCTTGTGGCAAACATTCCTCTTGAACAAACTTGCCCTGCTGTGGTATTTGAACGTATCCAAGGTCTTCTTACAGGTCTTAACCCATTCCCAATGGCTACAATCCCTGCTAAATAAGGAGATAAGTTATGCAACCAGCTCTTGAACTAATCAAGATTACTCAAAATCTTCAAGAACGTTGTGGTTGTTTTGACTGTGATGATGGTGCAACTATGCAAAGGTACATGGAGAGCTTTCTCCGTGTCCTTGCTAGATTGCTCTGTTGGACTGATGGTGAATGTTCGACAATACTAAGAGCCTTAAGACATGAAGTAATTCCACTCACGAGTTTTCACCTCTGTGGGTGTGATGCTATGGTGGAGGTTAAGCCTTACTATTGGAAAGGTTTTGACCCCACTACACTTAAGGTGTATATGCACAAGAGAAAAGGTCTTGAGCGTGAAGAGTATGAGCTAGATACAGATAAATGGAATTGGTCTTTTGTAGATGGTACAATCCTTGTGAATGTAACTGATGAGCTAAGTCCTTGCTGTAAATGCTGTGACCCTTGTTCGTGTGAAGCTGAGTATAAACTCGTGCTTGACTATGAAGCAGGTTACACCTCTGAAACTTTACCTGACTGTGTGTATGATGCAATGTGTCACTTCCTAAATATCTTTATTGCCTATCAGAATGACTGTGGTACTTTAGATGAGTGTGCTAATATGGATAGATTGGCTGTAGGAGCTGTGCTCAAGCAGAAATCAGTAGACTATATTGTACGAGAATGGACAGTAGACCAATCAAGTATTGATAGGTATTATGTGAAGCTCATAAATACATGGGCATTACAAACGCTAAGTTCACTATCACTGTGTAAGAGGGTTTACACAGATAATATGTATTTGACCATTGGAAGAAGGAAAGAATGTTAGTAAGATATAATGGTGAATATGCTAGAGAGTCACGCTCTTATGGCTGTTCAAAGTGTGGTACTGGACGTTCAATCAATGGTGTGGAGACTTATAAGACTGTGTATCGTACCTACTATAGTGGTCGTCTTTATATCTTTGAAAAAGATAAGGTATACCCAGTAGATGATATTCTAGGTAAGTATTTGAAGAACCTAAAATACACAGACAAAGATGGAAATATTCGCAACCAATTTGAGGAAGTTCCAGATAACATGGAGAGTACATATACCAATACGGACAATGAGATGACCCTATAAGGAGGTTATCATGGCTCTCCCTTGGAATAATAAGGAAATCCTTGTGTTGAGACAAGGTACTGCTACTCCCACTTATGATGAGAATAGTAGGCAAGTAATGAAGTGTTTATGGGAAGAAGTGGAACACATTAAGTGTGTAGACCACATGCCAACGTCAAGAGGTGCTGAAAGTGATGCTACAACAACGCATGGCTTAGAGACTTCAAGACAGCTAGAAACATTTTATTTTTCATTACATAACCAATCCCATGATTGTGACTTTGACATTAAGCATGGGTATTACATATTACAGAGAATTTCTACAAGGTGTAACAGATTTAGTTGCCCAGAAGATGCTGGTTATCTCTTTTGGAAAGTGGTAGCTAGTAGAGCGTATGAAATTTTTCCTGGTTGCTGGGACGTGAAATTAACTGGTGAGAGATTAGCTGGACGTGAAAGTGAACAGCTACTCTTAGAGTGTAAGCCTTATGTGAAACAATTACAGGGGGTGATTACTCGTGACCACGATTGATATTCATGACTGGAAAGGGATAGAGTTTGCAAAAGAGTTTGTAGACTTTACTGTGACAGGTATGCTAGAAGCCAAGGCTATAGGCTCTGTGAAAACAGGTCGTATGGTTCGTTCAATCAAGATGAAGAAGATTGGTGATGGCTTCTCTGTGTATGCTGATAGAAATGATTATCCTCCAACTAAAAGAGGAAAAGAACGGTACTATGTAAATACTTATATGTTTAAGGGTTACAAGTACAACCCTGCTTTCCCTTTTATCTTTACAGCTTTTGATACTGTGGGTGATAGTGAGAATCTTGTGGATTCAACTAGTGGATTCTATGGTATCTATAAAGCACAAAGACCATCAGGGAGAAGAGGTTCAGGAACAGCTCATTACACTTCCAAGGACACAGCTCCAGGAAGAAATTATCTGTATGCACAGGGAAGTAAGGGCACAGTTAAGATACCAGGGAGATTAGCTAAATGATTAGTGCTGTGTATATCAACATTAAAAAATGGCTACAAATGTATGGTGCTGATGTGCTTGACTACTTCATTCAACCAGACCATATAGATGAGCTAGACCCAAGAAAACGTTATGATAACTTTGACGTACAATTTAACCAACACGTAGGAACGTCTGAGCATTTCCAATTAAATCAAGGTGTGGAGTTCCCCTTCCTAGCCATTGATATTACTTGTGATAATAGTGCAAAGTGTTTCTCTAAGGTATATGTAAACTTTTCTGTGTACTACTCTCCAGTTACACCTCCTACTGGTAAGGTTTGTATTGAGAACACTCCAGAGGGTAAGCTAGAGTATAGAGAAGAAGTACATTGCCAACTTAAGAATATGTTGGTTCACCAAGTTAAAACACCGAGAGGTATTCAGAGAAAGACATTCGCTCAAGATGTAGCTTCATTAGATGGTTGGTATTTACCAATCCGTGTGCAAGTTCAAGACATTGGTTGTCCAGAGGACTTCTCTAATGAGTTAGTAGATGAGGTAGAAATGTTCTCATTCCCTGCAACGCTCTCAATATTTACATGTCTATAAGGAGAAAAGAGATGGCTGTAGAACAACCATTAAACCTTGATGAGTTCTTTATGTCTCGTAATGAGATTGCTAACCGTCATGGTGGAAAATTAGAGCTTCAAGCTATTGCTCGTGTGAGAGAACACATGGTAGATGAAAGCTCAAAAAAGCAAGTTCAGGAAACAGTTAAGCCTGTAGTTCAGGAAGAAACTGCTCCTGTAAAACCAAATGTAAACCAAGACAAAAAGGAGAAATAGATGTCTAACTGTTTTGTAGATATGTCACACCCTATGTACGGTTACAACACACAAGATAAAGATGCAAAAATTATTGTATCTATCACAGAAGAGATTCGTCCTTGTGTTCGTTGGAAAACAAGCAAACAAATTCAGATTCCATCAGGGACTCTTGTGAGCTACGTACGTAAAGATGTGCCAGAAGACCAAATCAACTGTAACCCTATTAAATGTTTGAATACAGGTACTTTGTATGTAAACCCTGCAAACAAAAAAGCTTCTGCTAAGTTCCAAGTTCGTTCTGATGCTGATGACTTTGCACTAGGGTTCAACATGGTATACTTGAAATTACCAAAAGCTGGTAGATATGAGTTCAAAGCTATTGTATCTGACTTTAAAGATGTAGCTCAAACAAACTCTTATGTGTACACTTACACATTCAACTCATCAGCTCCAGGTTATGTTCTTCGTACTGTGGACTTTGCAGATTCAAGAGTAATGACTCAGACAGGTACAGGTTGGAAACCTACTGACCACGGTGTTGTTGTAACTTATGAGGTAACTTATAAGGGAGATGATGCTCTTACAGGTCACATTGGATTCTCTTCACCAGCTATTGTGAATGACCGTTCTGAGCTTCGTAAGTTCTCTAATGTATTGCTTTCATGTTTGACTTCATTCACACACAACGTTTCAGTACCAGCTACTGATGCTCGTTGCTTTGGTCGTCAATATGATAAAGCTCAAGTTGAGATTACAAAAGAAATTACAGCAACTACTACTTCATGTAATGACTATTGGTTGAATCCACTTCAATCTATGTCTAAGAAAATGACTAGTGGTGTTCCTGTTACAGATAGCTTCACTGTTGAAGAAATCACTGTAGATGGTAAACGTTATGGTTCATTATTGATTCCTGACCTTTACTATGAAGATTGTAACACAATCACAGTTTCGTCAGACCGTTGTGCATGTACTTACTTGTCTAGTATGCCAATGTCTCCAGGTATTGAGCTTGAAGATGATGAGTTCATTGCTATGACACAACAATATCATGGATATGACCGTGGTACTGTGCTAGTAAACCCAATGTACATTGGTGAGAAATTGTTGGTTACTTACAATGGTGAACGTGATGTAGAATTGATTGTTGCTAATGACAAACGTCTCCGTAACACTCACTTCCGTGTTATTCAAGAAGTTGAAAACACTCGTGGAATTAAAGAATACTATGTATTCAACAATGTCCTTATTACTGAAAACTCTCGTGAGTTTGGTACGGAAGGAGAAATTACCTTGTCACTTACATTCACTGTGTCTCGTGATGAAAATGGTAACTTCTATGAAATCCGTAGAAACGTTGAGGACGTAGCGTAACCATAGGAGAAAAGTATGACAATTAGAACCATTAAGGTTGATATTACAGGTTTAAAGGAAATTGAAAAAGCCCAGAAGTCTGTGTCAGCTCTTAGGGATTCTGTGTTAGACTTTGAGAAGAAACTGAAAAAGATGGGCGGGAAGAATACTTCTCCGCTCTCTTTTAATGTTAACTTGAATCTAAATACAGATAAAGCCCTTAAAGACTTTTTAGCTCTTAAAAAACAAATTGAGAGTATCCCTATCAATGTAAACAGCAAAAAGGGAAAGATTACAGAATCTAGTTCAGCTCCTATTGATAAAACCCAAGTAACTAGACCTAAAGAGAAAGTAGCTGAATATGTAAAAGTCCGTGACCAAGACTACCAATCATGGAGAAACCTACACAAAGCTGTACAAGATGTTACAACCTCTACAATGGGATTGTCATCACAAATGATTAAGCTAGGAGCAGTAAACCCAGCAAAAGGACTACTCTCTGTGTTTAATAAGGTTAACTCTACTGTGATGGGTATTCAGAACAATATCATGGGCTTAGTAGGTAACAAGGTAACTGGTGCTTTAGGTAATGCTATTCAAGGTACACTAGGTGCTGTGAAGAGTGGTGTTGGTCAACTTAAAGATGAAGCTAATAACCTTGGAGATGCAATGCAGGTTTATAGAATCAACATGGAAGCTCTAGGCTTTAGTGAGAAAGAGACAAATAAATCCATTAAACGTCTAGGTGACTATGGTAAGGCTTCTGTGTTTGATGCTACTGACCTCTTAGAACAAGCTTCTACTTATACTGCTTATGGTCGTAAAGATGCTGAGGATATTGTTAGAGGTTATGCAGGTTTACTTGCTCAGACTAAGAACCCAGTTCAAGGTATGAAGACAGTTACCACACAGACCTCACAAATGCTTGCTAATGGTTATCTAAACCAAGGTGACTACCGTTTCATTCGTGAACGTCTATCAGCTCTAGGAGCTTCTAAATTGAATGAGGAGCTTCTTAAGATTGCCAAGTCTAAAGGTGAGGATTCCATCACTGATGCAACTCGTAAGAAGTTGATTACAGCCAATGAATATCTAGATATTGTAAACAAACTTGGTAATGAAGACATATTCCAAAACCTAGTTACCTCTATTGTTACACCTAGACAAGCCATTGCTAACTTTAAGGAAACTCTATCCAACCTTCTTGTGTTTGATGAGATTGATGAAGAGGGTAATGCTAAACCAGGAGCACTAAACCAAGTATATGTAGCTACTCGTGACTTTATTAAAGGTATCACAGAGATTGTAGGTACTGATAAGTTTAAAGAGTATGTCACTAAACTAGGTAATGCTATTGGAGGAACAATCCAACAAGTAAACCAGTTTGGTTCAGCTTGGAAGCTCACTTTTGGTAGTCAGATTCTTAAAGGTATTGAGAAGTTTGCTAGTGATTTTAAACAAGGTGTAAGTGGTCTTGATGTAGGTAACAGATTCTTCAATATCACAAAAGATATGCTTACTGTGTTGAAAAACTCAGGTACAGAGTTTGGTAAGTTCACCAAGGACATTGTTCATAGTGCATCAGATTTCTTGAGTAGCATCTCTAAACTAACAACACAAGGTATCAATGCTGGTGCTCTTAAAGTGCTATCTCAATATGTAGATGTCTACAATAATCTAGCTAAGTTAGCTGTGAAGTCAGAAGCTCTTAAAGACATTATTGCTATTTATGATTATCTTTCAGATACACTCAATAAGATTGTAAAATCAATCAACCCTACAGATGTTAAAGGTGTGTTTGGAGCTATTAGATATTTAGCTGTTCAAGTTATCTCTTTTGTGGAAACTGTAGCAACTAAGACGAACTTAATTAGCAATTTTGCTACTGTTATTAAAACAGCTCTAAGTGCTCTAGGAGACATTGTAAAAGGAATTAAGGGATTTAACCAAGGAGCATTTAATAAAGCTGTAGACAGCCTTAGAGAAGCTCTGTTGGGTATTATAAACCATCTTAAACCTCTTCTTATAGAACTTGGTAAAGGTATTATATCTACCCTATCATCTTCTAGTGGTGAAGCCTTCTTTAAAGCAGTGGAAAATTTTGTAAAAGCTGTGACTAATGCTATTAAACAGACTCTTGTGGCTATTGGAGGTTCAGTAGAAGGTGGACTTAAGAAACTATTAGATTTTCTAACCTTAGCTATCAATATGGCATCTGGAGTAGCAACTCTATTAGGTGGAGTAGGTAAGTATATCCTTATGGGATATATTGGTACTAAATTTGTCTCTTGGGCTTCTAATATCATTACCTCATTGACTACTGTGGCTACTGCTATGAGTTCGGTGAGTGGAGGAAAAATAAACCCTCTAGGACTAGGTAGTAACTTTAGTAAGGAAAGACTTGCTAAACAAGGTATGTCTTCTTATGACATTGATGTAGCTCATAGTGGTTTGTCAAGAGCAGGTAAAAATGCTCCTAAAGAAAATCTTTCAAGAAGAGCTAGAGCTAAATCTGCTAGAATGACTAATATCGCTAACCTTGCATTACTTGGAACTGATATTGCTATTGGGTATGGTAATGGGCTAGTACAAAATTCTACTAAAGCTTCTCAAGGTGCTAAAGACTTCACTAATGTACTTGCTAGTACAGCTTCATGGGCTTCAAATGGAGCATTACTTGGTAGCTTTGGTGGAGGACTAGGTATGGCTATTGGTGGCGGTATTGGAGGATTGATAGGTCTTGGTCTTGGTTTGTGGGATAATCACAAAAATGCACAAGATAGGAAACGTCTTGAAGCAGAAGCTAAACAAGAAGCTGAAAAGCAATCAAAAGAAGAATACCTACAACAAAGAGCACACTTAAGAGAAATTTCTGAGCAGAATAACCAAATTAGAGATTCTTACTTCAAGACAATCACAAAAGATACCTCATTAGTTGATAGTGTGGTTGGAGCTAACTCTACTATTGAAGCAATCAAGAATAACTCTAACACTACTGTGGCAGGAGCTTTATCTCAATTAGGTATTGAGGTAGCCAAAGTTCCAAAGAATGTTGATAGTCTTTTTGTGAAGATTGGAGACCAAGTTAAGAGCTGGAAAGAGCTTAAAGAATCTACAGGTTACACTGATGAACAGTTACTACAATCACTTCAACTAGCTAAATCAGCTATTGGTGAGAAGTTTGTAGAGCTTGTGAATGAGACTGGTCAAGAGGTTGTAGCTAAGATTCCTACACTTACAAGTGGAGAACAACACAGACAAAGCTCTAACATAGATACATTCAAGGGTAAACTAGGAGAGCTAGGTCTTAAACTACAAGAAGGCAAAGAGCTTATCTTCAAGGATATTTCTTCTGTGGTTGAGCAGTTAACAGCTATCCAAAAAGAGGGTAGTCTAAACAGTGAAGCTAAAAGCAAAGCCATTGATGAAATTCTCAACAAGATAGGAGTTGATACTACAGAGTTTGTAGGCAAGACTATTGCTGAGAAAATGGATATAGTTACAGAGATTATCAAGAATGGAGATAAGCTTGGTGGAAGTTCTGACCATCAGTTCGCTGGTATTAAAACACAGATTGAAACTAAGGTATCTAATTATAAAGATACTCTTGGTAAAGTGTTGGAGCGTATTGGTAATGAAGAGCTAGACAGCTATTTAGCATTACTTAATAATGCAGAGGAGATAAAAACAGCTGGTGGTTCTAAAGCTGACCCTACTAAGATTACGGAGTTTAAGACTAAGGTTGAAGAATTTATCCAAAAAGGGTATCTTAAAGCCGAGGAAGCTTCTAAGTTATTTGAATTAGCTGGTATATCTAATATTAGTGTAGACCCTCTAAGTAAGAAAGTTACTGAGTATAAATTCTCAATTACAAACAGCCTTAAAGATGGAGAGAAAAAACTTCTTGAAGGAGCTGGTTTAATTAATAATGAGAACATATTGGGTATCCCTACTTATGGTATATCTACTAGTATTGGTAAACTTAAGACTTCTGTTAGTGATTCAATTCAAAAAGCTATCAGTAAGATAGAAGAGGGTATTGAAAAAGCAAAACTTGCTAATAACTGGGATGAAGTAAACGAGCTTGTAACTGAAAGAAAATTAGCTGAGTACGCAAGAGTACAAAGAGGGTATCAAACAGGAGGTCTTATTCCTGAATACCATTCACAAGGTCTACCAGTAGGTATAAATTGGCAACCTAGAGGTACTGATACTGTGCCTGCAATGCTTACTCCTGGTGAGTATGTGCTCCGTAAAAAGGCTGTGGATAGTCTAGGTACTAACTTCCTAAATAACCTTAACAAGTATGGTGTAAATGCCTTGCAAACCATGAATAAATCAACTATAATTAACAATGTATATAACACAAATAATGCCAAAATTAGTCAAAATATTGATAATAAATCTCAATATCTAAACGGTATGTTTGGTGTAGATAAATTGATGAGGTATGTTTAATGTTTGCGTGTGATGAAAATTTCTCAAAGCCCAAACGATATATCCAATTCAATGACCTAGTGTTCCTTGGTAGAAAATCTATTGATGAACAGACAGAGAGTATTAGCTTGCGTGAGAGTAAAACCTCACGCACTTTTACCAATGGGTCTTATGTTGGAAATATTGGGTCTAAATCATTAGTAGATAGTAACTCTATCTCACTTAAAATTGCATTAAGAACTCATAATTGGTCAGAGGAACATATACAAGCACACTATGACTTTATCATTGAACAGCTCTTCACTCCTGGTAAGCTATGGGCTGTGAACACAGGGCTACAACTCGTGTGGTGTAATGCCTATGTTACAAGTATTCAGCCTAACAAAGAGTGGATAATCACTGATGATGACTACCTTGTGTTTAAAGTTGAGTTTGATAACCCTGATGGTGTGTGGTATAAGGCTGATGAAGCCAAGACCTTCCTAGAACCTTTTGATAACTGTGACTTCCTAGATATGAAAGCAAGCTGTGTAGCTAAGTCAAGGCATTGCTGTAATGGTCTACCTAATTGTAATAATATCTGTGAGTGCTGTGAGCAAGACTGTAAGGATATGGACGATATGATTGACCTGTGTACAGCACAAGCCAATGTAGAGTTCATGAATGACTTCTTTGAAGAGTGTAACTCTAAATGGAGAATAGTCTATAACTGCTCAAAAGGTAAATGTAATCAATCCCTTAAAGACTTCTACAAACATGCAATCTGTGATAACTGTGTGCATGAGGTCTTGAATGGTAGCTTTATATCTGACACAGTGCTTGATAGTCATAAGTGGAGCTTTGCCTTAGATGGTCAGTTTAAAGACCCTGTGGTTAGAATCAATGACATTGACTTTAAGATTAGTGGTGAGTACAATGGAGTTCTTACAGCTAATTATAAAGGTGAAATCAGATATGCTAAGTCTTGGGAATGTATAGAGTTCAGCTATAAAGAGGTTTCCCTCTCTGTGCTTACCCTCTGTGCTGAAACTCCTTATATCAAGAAGGGAGTCAACCAAGTATCAGTTAGTGGTGTAGAAAGTGAAAATGCTTGTATTTTTATTGATTATGAGGGTGTAACAGTATGATTGGTTATATTGAAAATTCAGTAAGCTCTGGACTAGGTTCAGCAATTATAGCCAAAGATGACTTCTTAGGGGGAATCTCAGTAGAGTTCTCCCTTATGGAAGTTCCTTCTATTAAGCTCACACTTCCTATCAGATATGGTAAGATGATGAATGGGAATACTCATATCATTATCAAGACTGATGATTGGGAATATAGAGGTTATGTAGGTAATAAGGTAAATGACTTTACTAACATGACTGTGAGTGTAGATATCTCTCATATTATTGGTAGATTAGGTAAAAGAACTCTTCCTACAAACGTAACAGTAAAAGCTAGGTCTGTTGTATCTGCTGTGGAACAAGCTATGGGTTATTGGAAAGGTGAACAACACAAAGATGACCTACTAAATGACTTCAAGATTGAGTACCTAGATGACTATGCAGAGAAGAACTTGATTGAGTATGAGTTTTCTAATGAGACTTTCCTAGAGTTCTTAACTAAGGTGTGTGAGAAGACTACAGCTCTTTATTGGAGAGTAAGTAGACAAGACCCTTATCTGATTCAGTTTGGAATCTTTGGTCATAAGAGAGATGTTCTAATCAATGAACACACAAAGCTGATTGCATTGAATGAGGTAGAGGAAAACTATGAGGACACTGTGAATATAGCTGTAGCTATGTCAGATAAGTCTGATAGTGGCGCTAGTTCCCTTACCCTTAGAGATATTTTCCATAACCCTAAGTTCATGCTAAAAGGCTTCCCTGTGATTAAGACAGGTAATAAAGTAAATTCTCAGCGCTATTATGATTATCCTCAGCTTCCTGTGTTTGCTCCTGAAATTATTGGTGATGAGTTTGCTGTAATGGACGAAGAAGGTATTGCTTTAGAAGCTGGAGAGCTTTATTGGGGTACTGTGACTGATAATGACACACAATCCATTGCTGATGACAATAGAGAGATTACAGATTCAGATAGGCTTAGAGCTACAGAACAGCTCTATAGGACAGCTATAAGACGTTTGATTAACTCTAGACGTAAAGTTACCTATGACATTACAATAGAGCCTTTAGAGCCTAGAACATTAGGTGTAGGTGATAGGGTAATGTTTACTCTTAATGCTGGTGTGTGGGAATTGACTGCTTGTACCAAGTATTATGAGAAGATTCTTAAGCAAAGTGATTGGTTCTATGTGACACACATTACTGATGAGTATGATGTAGGTAATACACACTTACAAAAGCTAAAACTATCCAAGTTCTTGTACAGTGATAGAGATATTACTGTGAACCAGTAGGAGGGAATATGTCAAACAGTTATGTAAAGTTAGTAAACTCTGTGGCTAGAACTAAGGCTAGGGTTATTCAGCAATCAAAGCAAAGACGTGGAGGTGTAACTGACCTCTACGCTCTTGACTATGTATCAACATTTCATACTGCCAAGGCTTGTGCTCCTTATGGTAAAGAGGAAGCTGATGGTGATGGAGATGACAAAGATGTTCAAGGTAGAATTAAAAAGCTAGTTAAAGCACTTAAGAAAGAAATCCCTGGAACTAAACCAGAGGGTGCTTCTGCTATTGTAGGATTCTTTGGTCTTGAGAGTGAAGTTAAGGCTAAACGTTATGAGAATGACTACTTAACAGATAATAAGTATGGGTTGATGGAAGATGAACCCACAGCAGAAAAACTATTAGGCTCATGGGGAGCTTTTGCTAGTTTATATAAAAACCTGACCCTTGATGAGAGCGGTTATCTAGTAGATGGTAAGCACTGGATAGGTCTAGGTTTAGGACAATGGACTGGTGTGAGGGCTAAAGCCTTATATGACTTTGCTAAGAAGGATAAGCGTAGAAGCATTTTCTCATTTGGCACACAAGTTAAGTTCATGCTTTCAGAAGAGGGTAGGTCTAGTGTGTTAAAAGAGGTAGCTTCTAGTGATGGAGATATAGGGGAACTTACACAACGTTTCCTTTCTGATTGGGGAGGACAACCTGATAATAAACCAGCAGAGCGTATTGAGTTTGCTAAGAAACACTATGAGTTCATTAAGAATGTCTTAGAGGGTGATGGTAGTGGAAACACAGACAATGATAAACCAGACCCAGAAGATGTAGTACCAATTAACAAAGACCAATCATCAGCTTCCTTCCGTGTGTTAGTTCCATCAGACTTGGATAGATTCCAAAGATGGTTCTTAAAGTTCATTGTTGAGCAGAATAAGAGTGGCTGTGATGGAGGAAAAGTAAATCCTATTGCAGACGTTCACTTAACTGTGTCAGCTAAGAATGAGCATACAGGAGAGACTGCTGAGATTGACCTTACTGAAATCTTTAGAAGACAGTGGGGTTGTAATTGGATTGGTGATGATGCTAGTGGAGAGGGTATTTTCCCTAATAACAAACCACTAGAAGGCTATGACTTAATGTATTCTGCATGGTATCTAAATGATTCACAGCGTAGTGCTTTGTTCAGTGCTGGTGAGAAGGTATTCACTGTGTATGCACTAGGTGAAGCTAAGATTACCCTTAGAAACTTCTTAAAATATAGTCATATTAACTAGGAGGAACTATGAGCCTATATGGTACATATAAGAACACCTTGCTAAGAAAGGTTCACAGAGAGACTAAACAATACAAGCTAGAAGGACACCTAGCACAGCACCCTACAGACTACCAATCTGTGATAGCTAATGAAAAGCTAAAGGGTGAGATATATTGGTTAGAGTATAAACTGAAACAAGTATTGAAGGAGATGGAAGTAGATGCCAAAGAATAAGAAGATTAGAAAAGACCTTGTTCACAGAATGAGAAATAGAATCCTTGCAGAAGACATTGTGGAGCAGTTTGTGAGACAGCTTATCCATAGTAATGATGTAGGTGGTGCTCGTGAGTTCATTCACTCTGATGATTTCTCATTAAGGATTGAGGATAAAGAGGTTATCTGCTTTAGAAAATCTAACATAATTCAGCTTGATAAAGAAGAATTTAGCTATGATTTTACACACCTTACTCACTTGTGTTTGAGTTTACTAGATGATGAATTTTAGGTATAATTATTATGACAAATGCTTATAAGATAGCCCAACAATATGCAGGACAGTGTGTTGACATTGATGGTTATCCTCCTGAACAGCCTTATCAGTGTGCAGACTTAGCTAATATTGTAGCTCAACATTGGGGATTCAAGTTTGATGGAGAAGGTGCTAAAGACTTTGGACTTGTCAATGACATATCCTCCTTTGCTGATGTTATTCCTTATACTGATGGCATGAAACTTAATGTAGGTGATATTATCACTACAAGAGAACCACAAGGTGAGGGTTGGACGTATGGTCACGTCTTTGTGTATGGTGGTGGAGATTTATCTGATGCCCTTGTGGTTGAACAGAACTATCAACACCAATGTACAATAGAGCACAGAAGAGCTGTTTATGGCTATGGTAACACTCTAATAAGTGTTATTCGCATTAAGGGTCAAGACAACTATGAACCTGCTGATGCCAATGGTGTTAAAGTAGGTAATGCTAAAGAGACTGATAAGTTCATTGCTAGAGACTTCTTTGAAATTACTTGTGACAAGGTTGAGGGAATTAAATCTCCTGGAGATAGCACTGTGATAGAGACATTCTATAAGTGTAACAAAGTAACAGGTAATATAAATGGTGAATGGCTCATCTATGATAAGTATGATGGCTCTGTGGCTTATATACCTATCTCTTGTGTGAAGAAGCTAGATGATTACTCTACCACTAAGAAGGAAGAGAAAAAGAAATATGAAACACCTAATGGTTATGACTGGTTTACAGACAAAACTACTGATGGAATAGACCAATCTGGTACACAGAAAATCTATTCCCTAGCACAGTTTGTTTCACTAGGTCGTATAAAAGAAGCCAATTATGAATGGACTTACTCAGCAGGAAGCTCTTTTCCTGATAATGTAGTAGTTCCTGGTAAGGGATTCAATGCCTATGGATTCTTGTCTGATGGTGATGGTAATATAATCATGTCAGCTCCTAAGACTTATGGTGATATTATAGGCAGAACTTACAACACACCCTTCGGATTTAAGGGTAAAGTATATACAACTAATGATAAAACGTCCTTTGACGTTTATGTGAGGTAAACATGGTCTATGTATTAGATGAAGCAGATAAACTCTGTGGTATTTCATACATTGACTGGTCTAAACGTTATTCACAGATTCCTAAAGCAACTTGTGAGCAATTAGATGGTCAGTGTGATGGAATACAAATTGACTTTGACTGTAGCCTTGACAATGGAAAAGGTAATGGTAGTGGAGTAACTCCTACACCAACACCTATTCCAGAAGAAAAGGTTATTGAGATGCCTTGTGTGGGTAAAGGTAAAGAGGAAATCCTTAAAGACCTTGAGAAACTTGCAGAAGGTGGAGAAGACCCAATCCTAGAAATAGAAACAGGTGGTCTATATGGGTAATAATAGTATTGTATTAAAGCTCCTAGAAGACCAAACAGTAGTTACAGGTTTAACTCTATTAATTACTACTGCTTGTAGTTTTGGAGTATTCTTTTTAAATCGTAAGAGAGAACAGCTCATTGAAATTACTAAGGGAGCTAAACGCTCTAGCCTACGCTCAGAATACTTGCAGATTTATAACTCAACAGAGTTCACAGCAAAAGAGAAATGGGAAATGACTAGACCTCTTGTGAAGGAATACTTTGATAATCTTCAAGGAAACCACTATATTCATGGATTGGATACTAAGCTAGAATGGCAATTTAGTAAGGAGAAAGCTAGTGCTAAAAATAGAAAAGCATAAACTTAGATGGGATACTCCACAAGTAGGGTATGCTCCATATAGACAAGTTCATGCACACTCTACAGGGAATAAGAACTCCACTGTGGATAATGAAGCTGATTACCATCTAAGAAGACCTATTGATTCAGGATTCTTTACACACGTTGTAGGGAATGGAAGAGTGCTACAAACAGCCCAAACCAATCGTGGCTCGTATGACGTTGGAGGAGGTTGGAACGCTGAGTCTTATGCTTCTGTGGAATTGATTGAAAGTCATAAAACACAAGAAGAATTTGATACTGATTATAGACTCTATGTACAGCTCCTCCGTGAACTTGCAGTAGAAGGTGGAATCCCAGTAACATTAGATACTGATGATTTAGCTGGTATTAAGACTCATTACTACTGTACTTATAATCAGCCTGATAACCACTCAGACCACGTTGACCCATATCCTTATCTAGAAAGTTGGGGAATTTCAAAAGCCCAATTCAAGAAAGATATTGAGAATGGTATTGGAGGTACTGAGGGTTGGAAGAAGAACACCAACGGTTATTGGTATGAATACGCTGATGGAACTTATCCTAAAGAACAGTTTAAGAAGATTAAAGAAGTTTGGTACTACTTTGATAATAGTGGTTATATGTTATCTAACAAATGGAAGAAACATAGTGACGGCTATTGGTACTGGTTTGATAATTCAGGTCAAATGGCTACTGGCTGGAAAAATGTTGGAGGAAAGTGGTATTATTTCCAAGAACAAGGTGCTATG